CGTTTTTAACTTCTCCTTTCAACGACTTTAAAAATACTCCCTTGTAGGCCCCTTTAAGCACCCGACAAAAGTCATACAAAACTGTAGGAGAGGAGGCAGTAAGTATGGCAAAAGTAAAAGTAACAAGCTCTTCCTCTAACCAAAGTGCAATGAGACCTGCACTAACTCCAGAGGCTCGAGAAAACCAGCTCATTTCCTTGGCGACCGATCTTGTCGAGAAGCGTCTAAGGGAGGGAACTGCCTCGTCTCAGGAGACCACTCACTTTCTCAAGCTTGCCTCTACGAAAGCCAGGCTCGAGAAACAGATTCTTGAGAAGCAAGCGGAACTCATTACTGCTAAGACCGAAACGCTCAAGTCTCAGAAGAAGGTCGAAGAGCTTTACACCGAGGCCATGAAGGCCTTTCGTAATTATAGTGGGCAAGGTGAACCCGATGAGTATTAGGACGTATTCCGAGTTGATCACTATACCCACCTTTGAGGAACGCTATCAGTATCTTCGTCTTAACGGAAGAGTTGGCGAAGAGACTTTTGGGTTTGATAGATGGCTTAACCAACGATTCTACAAAGATCCAGAGTGGTTGAAGATCAGAGATGAAGTTATCATTCGAGACAATGGTTGTGACCTGGCATTCCCCGGTCGCGAGATCCATTCTCGAATCATAATCCATCATATGAATCCGATTCACAAAGAGGACATTCTCCAGCGAAGTAAGATTTTACTTGATCCTGAGAACTTGATTTGCACAATCAAGAACACTCACGATGCAATCCACTACGGAGACGAGAATCTACTATTTAAAGGACCCGTTGAGCGAAAACAAAATGATACTTGCCCTTGGCGGCGATAAAGAAGGAGGGAGACCATGGAAAGTATCTTGACATCGATTAAGAAGATGCTCGGAATCGATGAAGAGTATACTCATTTCGATGCAGACATCATCATGCACATCAATTCTGTGCTTATGATCCTGACACAGCTTGGAGTTGGTCCGGCAGAAGGCTTCGTGATCGAAGATGATACTTCTACCTGGGCCGACTTCGTTCCGGAAGTCAATGCTGCTCAACTTCATGCAATTAAAAGCTACATCTTCATGAAGGTGAAGCTGATCTTCGACCCGCCTCTTAGTTCTGCCGTCATTGATTCCATGAATCGACAGATTGCCGAATTCGAATGGCGTCTGAATGTGGCTGTCGATCCTAAGACGTGAGGAAGGAGGTACATTTGGATGGAAAACGAGTTAATGCATTGGGGTATTAAGGGTATGAAATGGGGAGTTCGTCGATATCAAAATAAAGATGGCTCCTTAACCCCTGCCGGCAAGAAGCGGTACGACAAGGAGATGGCGAAACTCAAGGAAGAGGAGAAAATCGCCAAGAACAAACTTAAGACTCAAGCTAAACTCAACAAGCTTGATGAAAAGCGCAAAGAGGTTGAAGCACTTAAAAGCGGAAAGCCTATTGCAAAGAAAACTCAGCAGTCCTCTAAACCCAGTGTAAAGGACATGTCCGATGAAGAGCTTAGACAGACCGTTAATCGTCTGCTTATGGAGCAGCAGTATGCAAAGTTGAACCCACAGCAAGTATCGGCCGGTCAGAAGTTCGTCAAGAAAGTCATGAACGATGTCGTGGCTCCTGCTGCTACTGAGGTCGGCAAGAACGTCCTTAAAGATGCGATGACCAAGGCTGTCAAGAACGCTTCTGATCCATCTAAGAAGAAACAGAACTAAGTAGGTGATGATATGGCATTATCGAATACTGCCACGCCAAAATATTACGGGCAATTTCGTGATGCTGTAATCCGAGGCGAAATCCCCGTATGTGAACAAATCTCTATGGAGATGAATCGAATAGACGCATTAATTGCAAACCCTGGAATTTGGTATGACGACCAAGCTATCCAGGGTTTTATTAATTTCTGCGAAAACGAACTCACCCTTACCGACGGTGATGATCTCCGGCTACTCGATTCATTCAAGCTGTGGGCAGAGCAGATCTTCGGTTGGTACTACTTTGTTGAGCGCAGCGTTTATGAACCCGATCCTGAGGGTCGTGGCGGACGTTATGTAACTAAGCGAATCAAGAAGCGCTTAATCAACAAGCAGTATCTGATCGTCGGTCGAGGCGCTGCCAAGTCTATGTATGCTTCATGCATTCAGGCCTACTTTCTGACTGTAGATCCTGCTACTACTCAGCAATCGACGACTGCTCCGACCATTCGACAGGCGGAGGAAGTTCTAGCACCGATCAAAACCGCCCTGGCTAGAGCTAGAGGGCCGTTCTTTAAGTTTCTAACTGAAGGCTCATTGCAGAACACTACTGGTTCTAGAGCCGACCGTGTGAAGCTTGCAAGCACGAAGAAAGGCATTCAGAACTTCATGACCAATTCCTTGCTCGAAATCGTTCCCATGAGTATTGATAAGTACCAGGGCCGTAAAGACAAGGTGGTCACAGTCGACGAATGGTTGTCTGGCGACACCAGAGAGGACGTTGTCGGTCCTGCAGCTCAGGGTGCCGCTAAGAATGAGGAGTATCTCATCATTGCCATCAGCTCCGAGGGTACTGTCCGTAATGGACCGGGCGATACAATCAAAATGGATTTAATGAATGTGCTCAAGGGTGATTACCCTGACATCCACACTTCCATTTGGTGGTATAAGCTCGACTCAATTGATGAGGTTGGCGACCCCAGCATGTGGGTTAAAGCTAATCCTAACCTCGGTCGCACCGTTAGCTATGAAACCTATCAGTTGGAGGTCGAGAAGGCCGAAAACAACCCCGCGGTCAGAAACGACACCCTTGCCAAGCGATTCGGTATCCCAATGGAAGGTTACACCTATTACTTCACGTACGAAGAAACCCTTCCTCACCGTTATCGCGAGTATTGGCAGATGCCCTGCGCACTTGGCGCCGACCTTTCTCAGGGTGACGACTTCTGCGCATTTACATTCTTGTTCCCGTTGCCGAAAGGTGCCTTTGGCATCAAGACACGCAACTATATTACCGAGTTAACGCTCAGTAAACTCCCTTCGGCCATGCGTTATAAGTATGACGAATTCACCAAAGAGGGAAGCCTCATTGTCATGCCGGGTACAGTTCTCGACATGATGGAGGTTTACGAGGATCTCGATAACTACATTTCAGAAGTTCAATATGATGTTCGTTGTTTTGGCTACGACCCATACAATGCTAAAGACTTTGTGGCTCGTTGGGAATCCGAGAATGGCCCCTTCGGAATCGAGAAAGTCATCCAGGGCGCAAAGACCGAATCCGTTCCCCTTGGCGAGTTAAAGAAACTTGCCGGAGAGCGACTCCTCCTGTTCGATGAAGCACTCATGACATACACAATGGGTAACTGCATTGCGATGGAGGACACCAACGGTAACCGTAAGCTTCTCAAGAAGCGGTACGATCACAAGATCGATGCTGTCGCAGCCATGATGGATGCTTACGTTGCCTATAAATTAAACCGTGATGCTTTTGAATAAGGAGGTGAGTGTGCCTTGAATGACAATGAACTGATGCACTATGGAGTTCTTGGCATGAAATGGGGCGTTCGAAGAGGACGCTCTGATAAGGTCTATGCCAAGGCTCAGAAGAAAATGGCGAAGCTTGATCGCAAAGTCGACAAGTATCAGCGAAAAAAGTACAAGCATGCCAACCCTCTTATCAGAACTGAGATCAGTGATGGTCTGTACAGAAGCGCAACCCGCAAGCATGACAAAGTCGAAGCTAAGGCGATTAAGTGGTACAAACAGTCCGCAAAAGTTCTTGGCGACCAGCAAGTAAGCAAATTCGTCAATAGTGAAGGGGTTGCCGTTGGCAAGAAATATGCTGACATGCTCAAAGACCATAAACTCTGATGACCACATCAGCTACTGATAAGGAGGTGAGCGAATTCTAATGGGAATCTCGGATAGACTTCAGCACGCGTGGAATGCGTTTATGAATCGAGACCCTACGTATAACTATCAGGACCTCGGAAATAGCTATTCCATTCGACCGGATCGACCTCGATTCACGCGAGGCAATGAAAGGTCCATTGTTACCTCCGTATATAACCGTATTGCGCTGGATGTATCGGCAATCAGCATTCAACATGTTCGATTGGACGACAATGATCGTTTCAAAGAGCAGATGAATACTGGTCTCAACAGTTGTTTGACACTTAGTGCCAACACTGACCAGACCGGTCGAGCATTTATTCAGGATGCTGTCATGTCTATGTTGGATGAGGGGTGCGTCGCAATTGTTCCAATTGATACAACTACCAACCCAAATATTAGCGACTCATATGACATCCTGACAATGCGAACAGCGAAGATTCTGGACTGGTATCCCAATCACATAAGGATTCGGGTTTACAACGAAAGGACCGGTCGTCAAGAGGAAACTATTGTTCCCAAAAAGATGGTCGCCATTGTCGAGAATCCGTTATATGCGGTGATCAATGAACCGAACTCCACAATGCAGCGTTTGGTTCGCAAACTCGGTCTTCTGGATGTAACCGATGAGCAAACTGCATCAGGCAAATTGGATTTGATTATTCAGTTGCCGTACATCATCAAGACCGAAGCAAGGCGTCAACAGGCCGAAGAAAGGCGTAAAAGCATAGAGATGCAATTGGCCGGCTCTAAGTATGGTATCGCTTATACCGATGGTACCGAGCGTATCACGCAGTTGAACCGTTCTCTCGAAAACAACCTGATGAAACAGATTGAGTATCTGACGAGCATGCTATACAGCCAGTTAGGTATTACCCAGTCGATTTTGGATGGCACTGCAGACGAGAAAACTATGCTCAACTACTATAGCCGTACAATTGAACCCATTGTTTCGGCAATTGTTGACGAAATGAAACGCAAATTCTTAACCAAGACAGCTCGTTCGCAGCATCAATCGATTGCATTCTTTAGAGATCCGTTTAAGCTCGTTCCTGTTAACGATATCGCTGAAATCGCAGACAAGTTCACGCGCAACGAGATCATGACCTCCAATGAACTCAGACAAATTGTCGGCATGAAGCCTTCTGACGATCCGAAGGCCGATAAACTGATCAATAGTAATCTGAATCAGCCGGAGGAAACAGAAAATCCGATTGACAAAACGAACAACAAAAACAAGGAAGGAGAGCAAATTCAAAATGGATAACAACTTTGATTTCTGCGGATGGGCAACACGTAATGATCTGAAATGTTCGGATGGTCGTGTCATTCGTAGAGACGCATTCAAGCACAATGATGGTCAGCAGGTGCCTCTTGTCTGGAGTCACCAGCATTCCGACGTCAATGATGTGCTCGGACATGCGCTGCTTGAGAATCGTGATGAGGGCGTTTACGCCTATTGCAAGTTCAACGATACCGAAAGCGGCCGTACTGCCAAGCTCCTGGTTCAGCATGGTGACGTGAATGCACTGTCGATCTATGCAAATCAGCTTCAGCAGCAGGGTCCGAACGTTATGCACGGTAACATCCGTGAATTGAGCCTGGTTCTCGCCGGTGCCAATCCTGGTGCCTTTATCGAATCCATCATCAAGCATGGTGAAGAGTCCGAAGAAGAAGTCATCATCTATACTGGAGAGAAACTCACTCTGGCGCACGCCGAAGAGTCTGCCGAGAAGAAGGAAGAGCCTAAAGCGGAAAAGAAGGACAACTCCGAAAAGGAAAAGACCATCGGCGATGTGTTAAACACGCTCACTGAAGAGCAGAAAACTGCCGTGTATGCGATCGTTGGACAGGCGGTTCAGCATGGCGACGAAAATTCCGAAAATGATGAAGACGAGGAGGAAACTACAATGAAACACAATCTGTTTGACCCCGATACCCAGCAGCAGGAAGAGACCGTCATCAGCCACGATGACATGCAGACGATCATCGCTGACGCCAAGCGTTATGGCAGCATGAAGGACAGCTTCCTGGCCCACTCCACCGAGATCGAGTATGCGCCTAAGTCTGGTACTTATGGCATCAATACGCCCGACTATCTGTTCCCCGAGGCCCGCAACCTCAACACCCCGCCTGAGTTCATCAAGCGTGAGATGGGTTGGGTCCAGAAGGTCATGGGCGGTGTTCACCACTCTCCCTTCTCCCGCATTAAGTCTATGTTCGCGGACATCACTGAAGATGATGCTCGTGCGAAGGGTTACATCAAGGGTAAGCTGAAGAAGGAAGAGGTCTTCGGTCTGCTCAAGCGCACTACGACTCCCACCACGATCTATAAGAAGCAGAAGATGGATCGCGATGACGTGATCGACATCACCGATTTCGACGTGATCGCCTGGCTGAAGTCCGAGATGCGCATGATGCTCGACGAGGAAATCGCCCGTGCCATCCTGGTTGGCGACGGTCGTTCCTCCTCCAGCGACGACAAGATCAACGAAATGAACATTCGTCCTATCTGGAAGGACGAGGACCTGTTCACCATCAAGTCCACCATCGAAGTCGATGCCGCGGCCAATGCTGACCAGCGCGCTAAGGCGTTCATCCGTGCCTGCATCAAGTCCCGCAAGAACTATAAGGGCTCCGGCACTCCGACCCTGTTCACCACGGACGATGTTCTCACCGACTGCCTGCTGCTCGAAGACATGAACGGTCGTGTCATCTATGACACCGAGGAGAAGCTTCGCACTGCTCTTCGCGTCAGCTCTATCGTGACTGTCCCTGTTATGGAGAACCTGAAGCGTGATGACGGTGAGGGTAATAACCTCGACCTCATGGGTATCATTGTCAACTTGGCCGACTACAATGTCGGTGCTGACAAGGGCGGTGCCGTCAACATGTTTGACGACTTCGATATCGACTACAACCAGCAGAAGTATCTGATCGAGACTCGCTGCTCCGGCGCTCTCATCAAGCCCTTCTCCGCCATTGTTCTCGAGATGAAGACCAAGGCTTGATGAAAGTCGAGGTGAAAATTCAAAATGGCTAAATGGTATGGAAAAGTTGGCTACGCTGAGCAAGTAGAAACCGCACCCGGTGTGTGGGAAGAGAAGGTTACCGAACGTCAGTATTACGGTGATGTGGTTCGTAACATCCGGAAGCTTGAATCTTCTGGGGAAGTTAATGACAACATTAACGTATCTATGGAAATCAGTATTGTGGCCGACCCGTATGCCATTCAGAATTTTCATGCGATGCGATACATCGAGTTTATGGGTAGCTTATGGAAGATTTATAACGTCGAAGTAAGCTACCCAAGACTAATACTGACGATAGGAGGGCTGTATACAAATGTCGAGCAGACTTGACCTGCAGACCATCTTGGAGGGAATCCTGGGTAGCCGTAATGTGTATTTTCAACCCCCTTCCTCAGTACGAATGCAATACCCAGCAATTGTTTATAAACGAAAAGACATTGAGAAGAGACATGCTGATGATGGTGCTTATCGTAAACTGCCAAGCTATGAAGTGGTTCTCATCGATAAGAATCCCGACAGCAAAGTTATAGAGAAGATCTTTGATCTACCCTATTGCAGTTTTGATAGGCACTATGAATCTGACAATCTCAATCACGATGTTTTCACACTATACTTCTAAAAGGAGGACAACACTATGTCTAAACTTGTTTGGGACAAGACTGGCGAACGCCTGTATGAAACTGGTGTAAAGCAGGGCGTCCTGTATCCTATGGACGCCAACGGCGCTTACCCCAAGGGTGTGGCTTGGAATGGCCTCACCAACGTTACTGAGAGCCCTTCTGGTGCTGAGGCGACGGCTCTGTATGCGGATGACATCAAGTACCTCAACCTGATGTCCAACGAGGAATTTGGCGGCACCATCGAGGCCTATACCTATCCCGATGAATTCGCCGAGTGTGACGGCTCTGCGTCCATCGCTACCGGTGTCTATATCGGTCAGCAGGCTCGTAAGACCTTTGGCTTCTGCTATCGCACGACCATCGGCAATGACGTCGAAAGCAATGCACACGGTTATAAGCTGCATCTGGTGTATGGCGCTCTGGCTTCTCCCTCTGAGAAGGCCTATGCGACCATCAATGACAGCCCCGAGGCTATTACGTTCTCTTGGGAGTTCAGCACTACCCCTGTGAACGTTACCGGTTTCAAGCCCACCGCTTGTCTCACTATCGATTCCACCAAGGTCGATGCTGAGAAGCTGGCTGCTCTCGAGAAGATCCTTTATGGTGACGATGCCGACGATACTGCCGTGGCTCGTCTGCCTCTGCCTGATGAAGTCGCTCAGGTCATGGCTGCTGCGTAAGACAGCACAACCACATGATTACGGGAGTCGTATTCAGTTAGGCTGGCGACTCCCTTTTTAAATTGAAAGGAGATTTATCATGCTTAAGAAGACTATCACCTATACCGACTATAACGAAGTCGAAAGAACCGAAGATTTCTACTTCAACCTGTCCAAGGCCGAACTGGCCGAAATGGAGCTCAGCGTCGACGGCGGCTTTGCTGAGATGGCAAAGAAGATCGCCGACACGAAGAATGCTCCGGAGCTCGTGAAGCTTTTCAAGGAACTTATCCTTAAGGCTTACGGCGAGAAGAGCGCCGACGGTAGACGCTTCATGAAGGTCGACGAGAGGGGCATCCCCCTGTCGATCGGTTTCTCTCAGACCGAAGCGTATTCTCAGCTTTTCATGGAACTGTCCCAGGATGCTGACGCTGCTGCGAAGTTCTTCACCGGTGTTATCCCGGCTGATCTCGGCAAGGAAGTTGCTGCTCAGTTGCCCAACACGATCTGATCAAACACGTTGGGAGAGATGAATAATGTTCCAGCTTGAAATACCAGTTAGTCCTGAATCATGGGACGAAGCTAAGGAAGAGTTCATTCCAGCGAAGACTGTGACGCTCCAATTAGAGCATTCTCTCGTCTCTCTGTCAAAATGGGAATCCAAATGGAATAAACCATTTCTTTCAAATACTACAAACATGACCTCGGAGGAAAGCCTTGACTACGTTAGATGCATGACCATCACCAAGAATGTAGATCCGACGCTTTACCTTAACCTTACGACTGCAAATGTTGAGGCGGTTATCAGTTACATCAATGCACCGATGACCGCTACAACATTTTCTAATCATCAAAAGGAGAAGGCGAATAACGAAATCGTTACGTCGGAGCTAATCTATTATTGGATGATCGCATACAACATTCCGTTCGAATGTCAGAAGTGGCATTTGAATCGACTGTTGACGCTGGTGCGAATCTGTGGAATCAAGAATGCTCCTCCGAAGAAACAGAGCAAAGGAGAAATAATGCGCAACAATGCCGCGCTGAATGCGGCTAGACGAGCGCGACTGAATAGTAAGGGGTGATGGCATGCGCCGAGGTAAACGACAAATTTCCTATAGGAAATGGCTTCAAACCTTTTCGAAGAAAGCAGTCGCTGTCATATTAGCAGTCTCGCTGATAGATTTACAACTCTCTTACGTTCTCGCATTCATGGGTAAAGAGCAAATCGCTGAATCGTTATCTAGCCAGATAGCCAGTGTGATTGTTGGCGTTATGGTCGGTTATTTCATGAAAGCGTTATTTGAAACATTCTTCGAGAAGAGGGAAGAGAGGTTAAATCGAACCTCTCAAACAGATGAACAGGAGGAATAACAATGCCTATTTCTTTTATGACGACCGCACTTCTTGCGGTTTCTCTGCTCACAAATTTAACCGTCGAAGGAATCAAGAAACTACTCGATGGGACGAATGCTAAGTATTCGTCTAACATTCTGGCGGCTATTCTTTCGACAATTCTGTCCGGTGCCGTTTGTGCGATCTATTTGATCATGAACGACATTGGGTTTTCCGTGAAGATCGGGGTTGAAATTGTAGTTTTGATGTATCTTGGCTTCCTTGTATCCACTGTTGGGTATGACAAGGTCATCCAGACTCTCAAGCAACTCCAGACTAACAAGGAGGTGTGACCCATGAGTTGTACAGCTAACGAATTAGTTAAAGTCGCCCAGAGTTGGGTCGGCTATTCCGAAAAGAACGGAAAGTTCAAGACGATCCTCGACGTCTATAATGCACACAAGCCTCTCGCGCGAAGGACCAAGATCAAAACTACCGATGAGTGGTGTGACTGTTTTATCTCGGCGTGCGCGATCAAGGCCGGCGCAGTCGATCTGATTGGCACTGAAATCAGTTGCGAGAAGCACATCGACATCTTCAAGAGCAAGGGCATCTGGATCGAAGACGGCGCCATCAAGCCTAAAGTCGGTGACATCATCCTGTTCAATTGGGACCAGAAGACGCAGCCGAACGATGGTTGGGCCGACCACATCGGTATCGTCGAGCAGCAGTATGGCAATACCATCGTCTGCATTGAGGGCAATAAGGGCGAAGCAGTTGCTCGTCGGACTATCAACGTCGGTTGGGGTTATATCAGAGGTTTCGCTCGTCCGAAGTACGATACTGCGCCCATCGCGGTCGCAACCAAGAAGAAAGACGTCAACACAATCGCTCACGAGGTTATTCGTGGCGCTTGGGGATCTGGCGCGCTTCGTAAGAATGCCCTGACTAAGGCCGGATATGACTACAACAAGGTCCAGGCTAGAGTCAATGAGATCCTCGGTGGCAACAAGAACTCCATTACTGCAGTTGCTAAGGAAGTTATTGCTGGTAAATGGGGTAACGGGGTTGCTCGCGTGAACGCCCTCAAGCGTGCTGGCTACGACCCCGATGAAGTTCAGAAGAAGGTAAACCAGTTGCTCACACAAAAGTAAGGAGACTTTCAAATGATAACGTTCAGACAAAAGGGCGACTTCTCCAAACTCACCCGATACCTCGAGAAAGCTAAAGAGAAGGTTCGTCTCGGAGATCTCGACAAGTATGGTCGAGAGGGAGTTGCCGCCCTTGCGTCTGCGACGCCCATCGATACAGGTCTCACTGCATCTTCGTGGTATTACAAGATAACAAACGAGAACGGATCGGTAACGATCTCATTTCATAACTCAAACATTCAAAATGGAGTTCCGATTGCCATTATTCTGCAGTATGGACACGGAACTGGGACCGGAGGTTGGGTGGAAGGTCGAGATTACATCAATCCTGCCATCCAACCTATTTTTGATGAGATTGCAAATAACGCATGGAGGGAGGTTACTAAACTATGAGTAAGACGGTTGACGAAAGAGTCGTAGAAATGCGGTTTGACAACAGTCAATTCGAAAAGAACGTTTCGACAACTATGTCTACCCTTGACAAGTTCAAGCAAAAGCTGAACTTCGGAGGGGTTAAGAAAGGTTTCGAAGAAGTAGGATCTGCTGCTCAAAAGGTTGACATGCGTGGCCTTGGTGCTGGAGTAGATGCTGTCAGCGCAAAATTCTCCGCTCTTCAGATCATGGGTACAACCGCCCTCGTTAACATCACCAATTCGGCTGTTAATGCCGGAAAGCGAATGGTCAATGCGTTGACCCTTGAACCTATTAAGTCTGGTTTTCAGGAATATGAAACTCAGATGAATGCGGTTCAGACAATCCTTGCTAATACTCAGAGTAAGGGTAGTACGCTGGATGATGTTAACAAAGCTTTGGATGAGTTAAATCACTATGCAGACTTAACCATCTATAACTTCACAGAGATGACTCGCAATATCGGTACATTCACCGCTGCCGGTATTGATTTGAAAACTTCGGTCAGCGCTATTCAGGGTATCGCTAACCTGGCGGCTGTTTCTGGTTCGACATCCCAGCAGGCGTCGGTTGCTATGTATCAGCTTTCCCAGGCGTTAGCGGCAGGTACAGTCAAACTGATGGACTGGAACTCGGTTGTTAACGCGGGCATGGGTGGCGAGATCTTCCAGAATGCATTAAAGAAGACTTCTGAGTTGCTCGGTACTGGAGCGGAAGCTGCCATTAAAGCTAAAGGGTCATTCAGAGAATCCTTATCGACTGGCTGGCTTACCTCTCAGGTGTTAACTGAAACGCTGAAAAAGTTTACCACTTCGGGCGCGAATGAGTATGTCGCTGAGTATACCGGACTGTCAGTGGATGCGGTAAAAGCTGCACTTGAGAATGCGAAAGCTCAGCATGGCGAAGCCAATGCAGTTAAGGAAGCTGCAAAAGCGTTAGCTGAAAAGTCCGGTAAGAACCGAGACGAGATTGAGCAGGCCCTTCAGATGGCTCAGACGGCAGAGAATGCAGCGACGAAAGTTAAGACGTTCTCTCAGTTATGGGATGTTATGAAAGAAGCAGCCCAGTCTGGTTGGGCTCGGACTTGGCAGATTATTGTTGGCGACTTTGAAGAAGCAAAGAATTTACTGACCCCGCTTTCCGATTTCTTTACTGGTGTTATTGGTAAGATCTCTGACGCCAGAAACAAATTATTGGAAGGCGCCTTTGGCATGGGTTTCAAGAGCCTTGCTGATAAGTTCAACACCATAATGGCGCCCGCTAAGAACGCGGCAGACACCATCAGCAAAGTTAAAGACAGCGTGGCCGATCTTAGCGACATCGTCAACCAAGTGATCCGAGGAAATTTCGGAAACGGAAAAGAGCGAATCGATAAGTTAACTGCTGCTGGGCAGAACTATTATCGAGTTCAGAACAAGGTGAATGAGGCTCTCGGCAACAGTTTTCGCCATAGTGATGAGAAGATTGCTGCCCAGGACAAACTTCTTGGTATTCAGAAAGAGACGACTGATGCTACAGCAAAAGCCGGAACTGAAACCGAGAAGTTGACCGACAAGCAGAAGAACTTTATCAAAGAACTCGCTAGCATGACTGAAGAGCAGGCCAAAGCTAAGGGTTATACTGACGAGCAAATTGCGGCGCTCAAAGAGCTTGTTGACACCGCTGAGAAGCTCGGTATGCCGGTGGAAGAACTGATCGATAACCTGGACGAAATAAATGGTCGGTGGTTACTGATCAATTCGTTTAAGAACATTGGGCAGGGTCTCATCACCGTTATTAAAGCTATTGGTTCTGCTTGGCGCGAAATCTTTCCTGCAATGCAGGCCGAGCAGCTATTTAACCTGATTGCCGGTTTCCATAAGCTTACTACTCGAATGAAAGTTAGTGAGGAGACTGCTGATAAGATCAGAAGAACTTTCAAAGGTCTGTTCGCAGCTCTCGATATTATTCTGACCGTTGTATCGGGCCCCTTGAAGATCGGGTTTAAGATTCTTCAGCAGTTGCTTGGGGCATTTGACCTTACAATCTTTGATCTGACTGCTAAAATCGGTGATGCCATCGTTAAGTTCAGGGATTGGATTGATTCCGTCTTTGACATGAGTGGAGTGTTCGAGATGATCTCTCCGTACATTACGAAGTTCATCGAGACAATCAAAGATTTCTTCAAGTCTTTGAAAGACTGGAAGTTGGTCAACAAACTTGGTGCTGCTCTCAAGAAGTTAGTTAACACTGTCAAGAAACTTTTGAAGTTTGACATCTCTGACATTTCCTTTGGTGACATTCTCACGCGGATCAAAGACGCGTTTGCCTCTGCACCCAAAGCGATGAAAGAGATCGGCGTAAACATCATCGAAGGACTTCAAAATGGACTTGGCGATAAGTTCACTACGATTGTAAAGAAAGCAAAAGAAATCGCAACGACGATTATCGATACCATCAAAAACGTTCTTGGCATTCATTCTCCTTCGACTGTCATGTTTGAGATTGGCGAGAACATCGTTGCTGGCTTGATCAATGGTATTGGTTCTGGAGTTCAGTTCATAATTGAAGGCGTTGCTTCGATTGGTAACTACATCATCAACGCTTTTAAGAAATTGGATTTCAGTCCTCTTGTCGATACGTTGAAAAACGGTATCGAGAAGTTAAAAGGCTCCGTTGGTAATTTTGACTGGAAGAAACTGCTGGCTATTATCCCCATCGGTGTCGTTCTCGTAGTTGTCAAGCAAATGTACGATTTTGTTAGCGCTATTTCTGATGGTATTGGAAGTGTTAACAAAGTCATTGATGGTCTTGCCGACGTTGAGAAAAGCTTTTCAAAAGTTCTTGATGCCAAGGCATTTGAGACTGCAGCTTCGTCACTTGAGAAGATAGCGAAATCTATCGCCATTTTAGCCGGTGCGGTGGTTGTTCTCAGCTTTGTGGATGAAAAGAATCTGTATCGATCCGTCGGCGTCATCATCGTTTTGTCTCTTGTGTTAACTGCTCTGTCAAAAGCAGTAACAAAGATGCAGTCGGCTTCGGCAAGGATTGGTAAAGATGGTCTGAAGATTGCCGGTCTTAAAACTGGTCTTTTAACCATTGGTGCAGCACTTCTCTTGCTTGCAGCTACTGTTAAGCTTATCGGTAACATGGATACTGATCAAGCCATTCGTGGTTTCGCTGGTCTGATAGTATTGATTGCAGTTTTGGCTGGTTTCATGGCCAGCTACGGATTGCTGGTGAAAGGCAAGGCCGCTCAGAATATGGATAAGGCTGGAGAAATGCTCTTGAAGATGTCTTTCTCCTTACTCGTCCTTGTTGGCGTTGTTAAATTACTATCAGGGACAAGTTGGCCCGATCTTGGTAAGGCTGGCGCATTCATGGCGGGTTTCACCGTATTTGTCGGTCTTTTGGTGTTTGCGACCAAAACTGCAGGTAAGAACATCGACAAAGTCGGTGGAATGCTCATGAAGATTTCCATTGCACTTATGCTAATGGTCGGAGTTTGTAAACTTGTTAACCAGTTAACGCCAGAAGAAATACAAAAGGGAGCGTTATTTGCTGCTGGTTTCTTGATGTTTATCGAGTATTTGGTTGCAGTAACACGGATTGGAGCAAAAGAACAAATAGCCAAACTTGGCGGACTTCTCTTATCAATTTCCATCTCTTTGATGCTTATGGTCGGCGTATGTAAGCTTGTCAACCAGCTTAGTCTCTGGGAAGCCGTAAAAGGCGCTATATTCCTAGCTGGTTTCATGGTGTTTGTGCGGATCTTAGTTAGTATCACCACAATTGGAGGAGAGCAACAGATCGCCAAAGTTGCCGCAACTTTGCTCGCATTGTCCATTGCAGTTGGTATTCTTGCGGGCGTAGCTGTCTTGTTGAGCATGCTTGATCCTGCTAGATTGCTGAATGGCGCAGCAGCAGTTGTCGCCCTTGGTCTCGTGATGACCGCAATGGTGTATGCCACCAAGGGAGCAGAGAAGTGTATCGGTAACGTCATTGCACTGTCTATCGCTGTCGGCATCATGGCTGGTGCGGTTGCCGTTCTCAGCACGATTGATCGGGAGAAACTCTGGTCCGCAACGACCACATTGGGCATTCTCATGCTCGTCTTCGCAATGGTTCTTAAAGTTGCTGGGGATATGGGTGGCGTTACGTTGACGCTATTGGCTATGAGCGTAGCCATTGGAATTCTCGGCGGAGTGCTATATTTGCTCGCGGGGTTACCGGTCGAGTCGAGTATTGGCGCTGCTATTGCATTGACTGTGGCTATGCTGGCGTTCGCCGGTACCATGCGAATCATTTCCGGAATGAAAGGTCCTTCCGCGTCTGCGCTTGGCGCTATTGTGGTTATGGGTCTCGTGATCGGTGGTCTTGGTGGAGTTTTGTATCTGCTTAGAGATGTCGACCCGGTTCAAGGCATTGCTACGGTAGGTATGATCTTTGCATTTCTTATTGCCTTGATGGTCGTTGTGAAAGCAACACAACTCCTAAAAGAGCCTTCCGTATCTGGACTTGTTGCACTTAGCGTTGTCACGTTGTTGGTTGGTGCTCTCGCCGGAGTATTGTATTCACTGAAAGACGTTGATCCGTTACAAGCAATCCAAGTGGTTGGGGTCATTACTGCATTCCTCATCGCCATGGAAGTTGTTTGTTTGGCGGCAGCTCTTGTTGGATCAGTGGCCGGTCCTGCAATAATTGGTCTTGGTATTCTGTTGCTCTTCATTGGTGCATTGGGTCTCGTAGTATATGGACTTGCGCAATTGGCGATGGATGTTATTGCGGGCATGCCGAAGGTTGGCTCGGATCTGTCGGCTTTCATGACGAATGTTCAACCGTTCATTGACGGCGTTCAGAACATTCCAGACGATATTTCGGACAAGATTGGCAAGTTGTCTTCTGCAATCCTTAAGTTGACAGGAGCGAATATTATCGACGCGATCGGTGATTTCCTTAGTGGAGGAAACTCGCTTTCCGATCTCGGCAAAGAGCTACAGTCGTTCGGCGAAGGCATGGCTGCGTTCTCTTCGAGTATGACTAACGTTGACTCTGCAATTGCATCTCTGTCCAAGATCAAAGAACTCAAGGAAGCCATTCCTGATGTTGATCTTTCCCCGCTTGATGACGTAGCAAGTTCGTTGAAGTCGTATTCGGACAAGGTGGTGCTAATCGATACTTTGGCTATTGCCACGTCTATCACGATGGCACGCCACATTGTGTCGTTTATTACCAGTCTCAGTTCTTCGGATCTTTCCGGAGTTGACAATTTTAATATCGCCCCGCTTGGAACTAAGTTAGTTGCGTATTCGCTCAGCGCATCCGCGATGAATCTGAGCGCAATCAGAGGGTCCATCGATGCTGCGGGAGAGATTAGGGACTTCATCAATAGTCTTTCCAGCATTAACACCAATGGAGTCACCGAGTATAAGAATGCTGTAACTGAACTCGGAACCATCACAGTTGTTGACATTGCCAGCAGTTTTAAGTCTGGCTCAGGCCAGATTCAGACTGCCGCAGCAGGTCTATTTACATCTGCTTTGACTGGAATGAAGTCTACTCAGACTAACATAACCGGCTATGTTAAAGAGTTGACCACGGCAATTCAAACTACGTTTGCATCTGGTAAGACAAGACTCATGACTGTCGGCCGCGAGTTAATTGCTGCACTGGTTACCGGTATGACAGCAGGTAAAGCGAATCTCGAGTCTACTGTCAAGCTGATTTGTGATAGTGCAGTTTCTTCCATTCGTCTTAAGCATAGCGATTTCCACGACGCTGGTGTTTATCTGGCAGAAGGTTTTGCTGACGGCATTGATGCGAGCGCTTTCGAAGCTAAGGCTGCAGCAGTCGCTATGGCTACCGCAGCACTTGAAGCGGCTGAAGAAGCACTTGGCATTGCATCTCCATCTAAGGAAACTGCCAAAATCGGCGGATACTTTGGTCAGGGTTTTATAAACTCGATTAAAGATTACACATCAAATGCCTATAATGTTGGCTCCGAGATGGCGGATTCTGCCAAGCGAGGTTTGAGTGAAGCGGTCACTAAGATTCAGGATGTCCTGAGCAGTGGCGTCAATGCCAATCCTGTGATTCGTCCGGTCCTTGACCTAAGCGAGGTTAAGACTGGCGTTGACGGTCTCGGTGCGATGTTCAACAATAATGGCTTTGTTGGTGTAAAAGCTAACGTTGGTGCCATTGGCTCTGCGGTCGAGCAAAGACGTCAAAATGGAAATAATTCTAATGTCATTACCGCAATTGACAAGCTTCACAAGGATCTCAATAGCCTCAGTCGTCCGTCTTATACCATTGATGGTATTACCTATGACGATGGCAGTGAAGTCTCTGAAGCGATTAAGACTCTGGTTAGAGCGGCTAAAATTGAAAGGAGGGTGTAAATCATGGCGACTACCTATACAGTAAAGCGTGGAGATACACTCTCCGCAATTGCCAAGAAGTACGGCACTACCGTATCTGCATTGGCGAAGCTGAATAACATTTCAAACGTAAACTACATTTATGTCGGACAAGTCTTAAGAATCAGTGGTGATCCGGTAACGGTGAAAACCAATACGACGAACCGAGCTACGGTAGAGTATCTCGGTCTCCAGGCGAACACTGACCGAACCGTCATTGCTTCTTGGACTTGGGATAAACCAAACACAAAAGAGTATAAGGTCAGATGGTGGTATGCCGCTGCTGATGGGGTCGGTCTCGTTGGCGGCGAATCCACCACAACCTTTAAACGCGCGTCCTGGACTGCTCCTTCGAATGCTGAAAAGGTTTCGTTCTATGTTCAGCCAGTCTCCAAGACATACAAGCCAAATGGTAAAACCGAAACGTCCTATTGGACTGCCGAATGGTCTACCATTAAAACGTATTACTTTAAGAACAACCCGCCATCTACGCCGTTAACTCCTAAAGTCACGATTGACGGTTACAAATTGACCGCCAGTGTCGATGGGTTGGAAGGCCTCAATGCCAGTCATGTGCATTTCGAGGTCATTAAGGATAATACAGGCAGCGTGTTCGCCAAAGCTGACGTGCCTGTTGTGTCTGGTTATGCTTCACATACTTGGAACATCGATGCGGGCAGCACGTACAAAGTTCGTTGCTACGCTTACCGAGGTGATGCAAAGAGTGACTGGTCTGATTACACTGATAACTCTGGTACTGCTCCGGCAGCTCCTGGTGGGATCAATGTATGTAAGGCTACTTCGGCCACCTCGGTGTATCTTGAATGGTCTGGGGTGTCGACAGCCACCTCTTATGACATTCAGTATGCGACGAAAGAGGATTACTTCGACGAGTCGAATGCTGTTGATACTATTTCTGGGGTCTCTGCCACTCGTTACGAGAAGACAGGTCTCGAATCCGGTCAGCGCTATTTCTTCAGAGTAAGAGCGGTCAATTCTGATGGCGAATCAGCCTGGACTAGTCCGGTTTCGGTCGTAATCGGAACCAAACCGGCGGCCCCCACAACCTGGTCCACCACCACAACTGCAATCACTGGCGATGAGCTTACCTTATATTGGGTCCATAACTCGGAAGATGGGTCCAGTCAGACGTACGCAGAACTCGAGCTGACGATTGATGGTAAGACAGAAACCAAGACCATTAAAAACTCGACCGAGGAAGACGAGAAGGATAAGGTCAGTGCATATCCGATTGATACCACACAATTCCCCGAAGGAACTAAGATTCTTTGGCGAGTTCGCACAAAAGGTATTATGGATGAGTATGGCGATTGGTCTGTTCAGAGAACAGTCGATATTTATGCCCCTCCGACTTTGGAGATGCACATCACCGATTCGACAGGGGCAGAGATCGAGACATTAGTTTCATTCCCGTTTAATGTTTCCGGGATCGCCGGTCCGACCACTCAGAAGCCAATCGGGTACCAAGTCACCATCACCGCCAATGAATCTTACGAAACAATCGACCATGTTGGTAATCGCAAGATCGTTGGCAAAGGAGAAACGGTGTACTCTAAGCACTTCGACATCGATACCAATTTGTCGATCAAACTTTCGGCAAGCGATATGGATCTCGAAAATAATATTAGTTACGCCGTCTCCTGTATTGTGTCCATGAATTCGGGTCTCACTGCAGAAGCTTCGTCAAACTTTACCGTCGCTTGGACCGATGTCGAGTATTCTCCCAATGCTGAGATAGGGCTCAATGAGGACGACCTCACTGCTATCATTCGCCCTTATTGTGAGGATGAGAACGGCACTCCTATCGAAGGCGTTTTACTCTCTGTCTATCGAAGAGAATATGACGGTAGATTTGTCGAGATCATCAAGGATATTCCGAATGTAAAAGGAACGTTCGTGACTGATCCGCATCCTGCGCTGGATTACGCGCGATATAGAATCATTGCAATGACCACCAGTACAGGTGCAATCAGCTACTACGATGTTCCCGGATACCCTGTCAATGGAAATGCTATCATTCTTCAGTGGGATGAGGACTGGACCACATTTAACGTGACTGAAGATGGCGCCGAGATCGTAGAACCTCCTTGGACTGGTTCGATGCTCAAACTTCCGTATAACATTGACATCTCTTTCTCACATCAGCCAGATGTTGAGTTGGTCGAGTATATCGGCAGATCTGATCCGATTAGCTATTACGGAACTCAGCACGGTGAGACCGCCACTTGGAGTGTTGACATTGCTAAAAAGGATACCGAAACTCTGTATGGGTTACGCCGCCTGTCTAAGTGGATGGGTAACGTTTATGTGAGAGAACCTTCCGGAAGCGGTTACTGGGCGAACGTCAAAGTGTCGTTCACCAGGAAGCATCTGGATACGATCATTCCTGTCACGTTAGAGATTTCGAGAGTCGAAGGAGGGACGTAAGATGGCCGATTGGTTATCCTCGATGCAGCAAACGTTTGAGTATTATATTGTCGATCCAAAGACTTGGAAAGACATTAAACTTATCGACACTGTGAAATCGAGTACTATTCAGCGAGATGCTGAAGCTGAAACCCTCGGGTCGGCGACCATTGACATGACCGAGTCTGTCGGAGAATCTTACATTCGAATTTACCTCGTGACAATTCAAAATGGGTTGCGAGAGAGACACCCGCTTGGAACATTCCTCGTTCAGACTCCGTCGCTGAGTTTCAATGGGCGACTCCAGAACATCTCGGTTGACGCCTACACCCCATTGATCGAGCTTAAAGAAAGTCCGCCACCTCTCGGCTATTCGATACTCAAGAATTCATGTGTAATGGACTTTGCGTATCGTTTGGCTCGAGAGCGTGCTCGGGCTCCCGTTGTTAAAACAGAATGCGGAACTCCTCTTGCTATGGATTTCACAGCGAGTACGGATGATACGTGGTTGACCTTCCTGTCTGACCTTATTGCCAATGCAAAGTATAGTTTTGCCCTTGATGAGATGGGTCGCATTCTATTGTCACCGTACCAGGACACTGCTTCACTGCAGCCAGTCTGGACCTACGACGATGATAATAGCTCGATCTTGTATCCTGACATCAGTGTAGACAGAGACCTCTATGGCATTCCGAACGTCGTAGAGGTCATCCACTCAAATGGCGCTGGGTATTACTTTGTCAGAGCCGTTAACGACGACCCTAACAGTGTTACTTCGACCGTCAGTCGAGGAAGAGAGATAATCCATCGAGTCAACAATCCCGACCTTGTCGGCGATCCTACAGAAAGCCAGGTTAAGGACTACGCAAATCAATTACTCCGAGAGCTATCAGTACTCGAGTATACGGTGTCATACACTCATGGCTATTGTCCTGTTCGTCTTGGCGATTGCGTTCGCCTAAACTATACACGAGCCGGGATCACGAATGTGAAAGCAAAGGTTATCAGTCAGACCATTAAGTGTGAGCCTGGATGTCCGGTAACAGAAAAGGCCGTGTTCACAACTAGATTATGGAGGTGATGACCAATGGGCTTATCAACAGAATTAATCTCTCAGTTTGCGAAGATCACAAATGACCAAAAGAAAAGTCGAATAGACGAGGCCACCCTATATGGTGAAGTTGTTCAGTGTGACGATTCCATTTGTGTGCAGTTCGATGGATCAGAGCAATTGACCCCGGTCACCACCATCACCGAGAAGGACGAGAACGGCAACATCACAAATTTCAAGTATGGCGCTGCTAGTGTCAAAACTGGAGACCGTGTATCTGTCAGCCTTAAGAATCATTCAGCCACCATTACTGGCAATCTGTCTGATCCTCCGATGGGGCGCACCGAGGTCGTCACAACCGAGGATTCTATTCTCTTAAAGGTCGACGACAAGATCAAGATGCAAATCGATGTTCTTGGGGTCAAAATAGATGGTTTAGTGGAGATCACGAACGGACTTGAGAACGGCACCACGACTATCGACGGTGCGTGTATCAAGACCGGTAAGATCGATGCCCAATATCTGAATCTCACGGGGGCAATCACATTCGGTGATCTTGATTCGAATGCTCAGGGCAAAATTACCGACGCTCAAGACACCGCCGACGCAGCCAACACGGCAGCCGGTAATGCTCAGAGCACTGCGAATTCTGCGCAAAATACTGCTAACACCGCCAACGCCAACGCCTCGAGTGCTTTGGCCACTGCTAGCAATGCTGACACTTTAGCAAGAGCGGCTCAAAATTCCGTGGCCGGTTGGACTTACGCTGGCACAACATACATCGATGGTTCTAAGATCCAGACCGGTACTGTAACTGCTAGTACTCTCGAAGGTGGAAAAATCAATCTTTTAAACGAAGCTGGGCAAGTCGCTGGGTTGTTTGATTTGACACTGACGGCTAACGGCATTGGAGTTGGCATTACTTCTGGATCTGGTATTCGAATGCTGGCTGGAGGAAATGTGTTCATACAGGGGGGCAACGAAAACGGTCCATTCATCACCCTCGACTATCAAAGCGATCTGGTCTCTCTCGGTGGTGGAAAATTGATTATCGGCAGTGAAATGTATGGATACTCACTTCCTAGTTCTGGAACTTATGGTCAACTGTTCTTTCTGATATCGTGAGGTGAATACACATGGCTAGACTATCTGTATCTATCTCGTCTACCGGAAACACTACAGCCGAACTATATGGGTCGTTTAGTGGTGGAGCCAGCGATTATTCGTATCAGCGTTACATTGAAGTGACTATTAATGGCTTCGGTAGCTTCAAGGTTTACTCTATCGAAGACAGCGGAGGAGATAATACGTTCGCGGATTTGGATAGCCGTGGAAATGTCATCCCATATTCGATCACTGGTCTTTCCCCCGGAACGACGTACACCTGGTCAGCCACACTGTACTACCGAGCCCCAGGCGGTTGGAGCGCATCGACCTATTCAGATAGTGGTTCATTTGTTACTGATGGTGGCGGTGGCTCCATATCGAATGCATATATCTATTTGGACAAATGGTACAATGCAGTTCCGCATATATACATCAATGGCGGTTGGCAACCTGCATCTGGAAAAATCTATATCGACGGTTGGAGGTAACCACTATGGACGCAATTAAAAAAGAGCTTGACAACGTGTTCGGACTTGTTTCTAGCATCTCAGTTAAGGGGACTGATGTGGAGGTCATGTTTGCGGTTCGTCAGGGTCTTCGCAAAGCCTATTCTATGCTACAAGAGCTCGAAGCAAATTCCAATGAGGTAAAGGAGGGGTCTGCCAATGGAAGTTAACTTTGAGCACCGACTCACTGCCGTCGAAGATCGCTCTAAATCAAACACCAAGAGGATTGATGAAATGGAGAAACGTCAGGACGATCTTGATGATTTGGTGACCACTGTCAAGGTGTTAGCCACTCGTGAAGAGAATGTCGAAAGCGATGTCAAAGAGATCAAGAAAGACGTCAAAGATTTAACCGGAAGATCTGGCAAACGATGGGATGACCTTGTCGATAAGTTCGTATGGGCCATCGCCGCTGCCGGTCTTGGATTCATTCTTGCTCAGATTGGTCTGTAAAAGGAAAGAGGCTCCGTCATTACGACAGGGCCTCTTCTTTTTATCCGCGAGAATAACATGGTCTATTGTGAGAAAGAAACGAGGAGGAAATATTATGAAAATCAAGAAATTCATCAAGACTTTAATTGCCTTAGACAAATTAAATCAAGAGCTAAATGAAGGGCTCAACGAGGAAATTAGAAGACTGAGAGCACAAGTTAAAGAGGAAGCAAAGAACCCAAAATATTGGAAACCAGAGTTATAATGTTCAAAGAGAAAGACCCCGTCACGTCGACAGGGCCTATTCTTTTTAATCATCCACTCTTTCTTTTATGTTTAACTCTGCTGTATAGCCATCGGTATCATATACCATCATAGGAGTGTTGACATTTCATCTAACGAGGAGTCGCCAAGTTAGTCTCTTTTATTATTTTCGCTAGGATGGGAATTCGCGTAAAATACATACTCCTTTATAGAAAGGAGAGTGATTCATATGAAAAAAATCATAGGGCGTTGTGTAGCAACCATTGGAGCACGTCTTTGGCAAAACGGAGGATGGACCGGCGATGAACGTTACGAGGATCTGAAGGTAACGGGAAAGCTTGGATATCATATGTTTTGTACGGGACTTAGCTTGATGGGGACATCGCTCAATGAGCTTGAAAATATGACAAAAGCCAGTAAACTTTATCGAAAGAGATCTAACAAGGTCTCTTTCTTTTCGCGATAATAACAGCTTCTTTAATGAAGGAGGTGAAACTATGGAGTACTATTTCAATGTGATTTTAAATCACGATTCGAGCAAAACATTTTTGGTAAAGGCTCACGATGTGATGGAAGCTGGATTAAAATTCGGTGCCCAGCATCTGGTTGAGCATAAAAACGGAAATGTAACTGTCGAGATAACTGAAATTACACGAACTAATATTGTAGAGATCATCGACTAAACTCAAAGAGGCTCCGTCACTACGACAGGGCCTCTTCTTTTTACTTCAAAATGGATTGCTATAAAGCCATCGGTATCAATTACTACCCTATGAGTGTGGGCTTAAATGTTCCCTAAATTAGTCACACTTAAGCTCAATCGTTATCTTATAAGGTGGAGTGTAGTAGCGTAAACCTTTTGAAATCTCGAATCCATATTTCTCAGCATTGTTTTTCGATATTCTCACATTCGGATCTCGTTCGTACACGATCTTAGAAATTACCGTTTTCAAATATTGATTCTTCGTTTTAGCATCTAATTCATGATCTTCTAATACTCTGAGAGCATCGGTGGTTTTCATCAATTCCTCTCGATAGTCTACGTGTTTTGGCATGGAGTCTTTAGCTTTGTTAAGCGCTTTGTTTACTTCCTCTTTTTCTTTTAGCACTTTCTCGTTGAGTTTGGCAAAGATGTGTTGAGGAAGTCGCTTGTTTGGATCGGGATCATACTGAGCGTCCCATTGGTCCAGCTCTTTCTTCTCAAGGTCTTTAAGTTGCTTTTCTAAGCGCTCTACCAGGTCTCTATGAAGCTTGAACGAGTCATCCTGATCATTCTCTATCCTAACCTCAAAGTCTTCTATACAGTCTCTGAGAGTCTTACAGACATAATCAAATACTTCTTGGAAGTTTACAGATCCAGTTTTGCAGTGAACTTGATTATTACATACAAGTTTGGGCGGAGCATATTCAACTCCGTTCCGTGTGTAAGTGTTATAACCAATCTTATGTCCGCATTTCTTACAGAACATTATTCCACTAAACGGATTCTTCAGAGTCAAGTCCCTTCGAGTTCGATGGCGTTTACCTCTTATCTCACGAGCTTTGTTGAATTGCTCTTCGGAGATAATCCCATCATGTTTACCTTCAAATAATAGAAACTCGTCCACTTTCGCTTTTGGACGTAGTTTCTTGATTTCCTGGTCTTCGATGATTTTCACTGTCTTTCTCCAGTTCCAGCGAGTACAACCGATATAGTGATGATTTTCCAGTATGCTGAATATTATACTTGGTTTCCACGTCTTACAACCAGTCTTCGTTTTGGCTCCTATATTTTCGAGTCTTCTACAAATGGCTGTGACACCGATGTCTTCCTCGCAATACCAGTTAAAGATCATACGAACAACGTCCGCTTGATCCTTACGCTCGACTAGCGTGTAGTAGGATTTCTTACCATTAGCTTCAAATTTCTCGATACGATCGAAACCGTAAGGAGCTGTTGACCCTACGTAATTACCCTCCTTAACGCTTAGCAGTTTTCCACGAGCTTGTATCTTTTTGAAATACTCCAGATATTCATTACCTCGTTTAAGTTCTCGCTCGAAGGCATCCCTATCATACTCATCACGTAAGTCGTATATTTTCATAGGCGTGATTACGTAAGTATTCGTATATCTGAGTAATCTTATAAGTCTACCAGCATCTTCAAGATCGCCACGGCTTAGTCGTTGCACATCCACTACAATTATGGCCTTGACAGCGGGGTTTTCTATATCCTTGAGTAAACGAGTTATCTCTGGACGATCTTTAAGCGACTCACCACTTCCAACCTCCATATATTTATTCTCTGGAGGTATTGGGCCGCCAAGGTATTTAATCGCATACTCTTCAATTATCTTACTATGTTTCTCTAAAACTTCTTCGGTTGATAGCAAAGGGTCGTCTGTACGTGACTTTCGACCATATTCTCGTGTGTCGTAATAGTAAAACGTTGGGTATTCTTTATACATTTTGTTCTTCCTTTCTATGCTGTGGTGCCAGGGGTATCTTTGGCATCACCTCCTTTCAAGAGATATTATTACTTACCCCTCATAGAAATTAAGAACTTACCATACTCCATTAGTTTTTCATGTTCTTCGTCCGTAAACGGGTCCATTCCGAACGTCTTATTCCACATTTCAACGTGCTTTACATACGACGGATTCATAGAAGAGTAAATAGAATCGTTCTCTCCATCTGATATTTTTGTAGATAACATTTCCTTATAACCCCAACCCATCAAATACCCTGGCGTTGTATCAAGGGCATCTGCAAGTGGATTAAGAACGCCCAATGGTAAATTCTCTATGTCTCCGTTTTCGTATCGGTATACAGTCGTTCTATTTTTACCTAGTTTAGTCGCAAGTTCATCAAGTGACATACCTCGTTTCTTTCGTAAAGTCTTTATTCGTTGCCCTATCGACATTATCATGTCTCCTTTCTAACAATGATTATCATATATCAATATTTGCACATGTGCAAACAAAATGCAAATCTAGATTAAATTTGTTGCGTTTTACGCACAAAAAACCTATTGACAGAAAAATTGGAATGGTGTTATCTTTTATTTGTTGCATGAAACGCAACTAGAAAGAGGTGTGTGCATTGGATGCAAATAAACTACATAAAAAGATTTATGAAAAAGGCCTCAGCATTGATGCCGTATCGAAAAAGAGCGGAGTGGATATAACGCTTTTGGGGGAGATACTCTTTGGACATGGACCGATGACTATTGGCGATGCACTGAAGATCAAAGACGCATTATCGCTAACGAACGCAGAAGCAATCGACATATTCTTTACATAATAGAGGTGTTTACATATGAAGACATACAGATTTAAAAACGCTACTATATACGTTCATGGAAAAGTGGATAAAGAAAGACTTAGAAAAGCTACTATTAAGCTCATTAAAGACTCTCGAAAGTATAAAAGGGAGGCGGCTAAGTAATGAGTACGATTATTCGTCCGGAGATCTCTCGAAAGAACAAATACTGGATTGATAGACACCGTCACTACGAGTTGAAGCACTTCTGTCTTCAATACCCAGAATGGAAAAGAGCATACCGATCTCATCCATCTATTTCTTCATCCATTAATGAGGACCCGTCAAGAGGTAGTTCGTACGGAGATCCAACCGCAAAACAAGCTATACATAAAACATATTATAGGGAACGAATTAAGCTGATCGAGCGAATTGCAGGAGAAGCAGATGAAGATTTACATAACTATATTTTAAAAGCCGTTACTGAAGGCTTGTCATACACATATTTAAGAACTAAGATGGGCATCCCATGCAGTCGAGACATGTATTATGATCGATACAGAAAATTCTTTTGGTTGCTTGATAATGCTAGAGACTAAGGAGACGATGGCAATGAATTCAAGAGTAGAACTTAGAACGAAGGCTAGAAAACTTAAAGGTTTGATGAATCTTTTAGCGGATGATATTCGCAATTTGAATGCAGATGCAGAGGATCACGATTTACTGTGTCTGGTAGAATCGATACAAGATGTAAAAGAAACATTACAGATGTTTACGGACGGGATTGTTGAGATTGAGTATTCTTTATATCTAGCAGGTCAGAGACAGTCGCGAAATTTACAATCTCCTTTATGAAAGGAGACGATGGTATGATTAAAAACAAAATTTATTCAATTATTATGTTAGTAACTGGTGGAGTGTTTACAGCACTCACTAAGGACGCAACAGTATTAGTTTTATTAAGCATGTTTGCAATACCAATGTTCTTTAGCAAGAAAGAATGGATTTATTAAAAAGGGAGGAGCTCTAACAAGGGCTTCTCTTTTTGTGTTCGCGTAAAAAACACATTCATTTATGAAAACAAAACACTACATTTTATCAATAAAAGGAGAATTATTATGTATCGTCAGATGATTAACTTTATCGAATTAATGGTGGTATCGTTAATGGCTATTGTTGCAACAAGCATTAGCACATTAGCTTGGTACCAGACTTTCGGTATGGTCTTCGCTGCTGTATTCATGTTATTCATTTGCATTGAATTGGAGTGTGGAGAAAACGAAGAGGAGGAGCTCTAACAAGGGCTTCTCTTTTTGCGTTCGCGAAAAAAACATACTCATTTATGGAGAGAAACCAAACACATATTTAATTTTGAAAGGAGATTCAATTATGAGTATGAAGACTATCACTAAAGAGGTTATTGACAAGATCGGTGAGTTCAAGAAACTGATTGTCAAGCAGATGAGTGACGAGGACATGATTAAGAGCATGGATTCGGATTCACTGAAGGCTTTACAACTGTGTCTTGAATCCATCGACGATGCCAGCGATCTCATGGAGGAGTATGCAAATACTTTGGATGAACAGAACAAGAAACTGGATATGATCTTGGAGAAACTCGATAAGAAAGGTTAAGGCCATTACGGCCTTTTCCTTTTCATTTTTAACCTAGATTAAAAGTTTCTATTCTAGATTAATTTGTTCATATTTTCCGTACGTGGGTTACTACACAGAATGCTATTTTTGAATAGCGAAAAATCCCCGGATGGAAATTTTGAAAAACCATTTAAGAAAGGAGAAACCACATGCTTTATTTTACTATTGGTGTGATCGTTGGAGCAATTGTTAGTGCCCTGTGGCAGCATTTAATCATGGGGCATGGAACATTGCGAATCGACCACTCCGATCCGGAGAAAGACATCTATCGTTTGGAAATTGACAGTCTGGATCAAATTGATAGAAAAAATCGTCTCTATGTCAAAGTAGACCATCATGCTGATCTTTCGCAAAATTAACAGCTTCTATTATGGAACGTTAGTTCACAAAAATTTGAAAGGGGAACTTTGAAATGAGTGTTGAAACTAATTTGAGAGAAGAGGTCCTGCTCGAGCTCGATGAGCTTAGCAAGGCAGAATTCGGAAGCGAGAAATACAAAACTGGAGTCGGTGGAGTAATGCAGCTTACGGATCGTTTGATCGAAATGTCCAAGATGGACTCGGAGGACGAGAAACTCGAACTTGAGCGTCAAAAGCTCGAGCTTGAGAATCTGAAATTCGAAGAGGATAAGAAGGACAGGAAGACAAAGAACCGTATTAACGTATTAAGCACTGTACTTCCGTCTGTTATCGCGGTCGTAGGAGGCGCGGCGATGTTTATCTACGAAGAGCGAGGATCTATCACCTCTCAGACAGGTCGAAAGATCATCGATAAGTATATTTTCAGAGTGAAGTAAGCAAACGTTACAAGGTTGAGGTTATGGAAACATAGCCTCTTCCTTTTATTCGCGCGAAAAACATACCCCTTTATGGAAACTTATTAAAGGAGGAATTTATTATGAAAGACGTTATTAAGTACTTAGGATCTATGGCCGCATGTGCGGTGGGCTGGATGGCTGGCTCATGGCTGTGGGAAGAGGTTCTGGAGGAAAAAATGGACGATTTCAAAGACTATCTCAGAAATAAGGGCAAGAAGGGGGCTTAACAAGCCCTCCTCTTTTTACGGAGGTCATATGCGATATCATTATGAAAAACCGTCCGTATATTCAACTATGTACGGTTCTACATATATTTGTAATCATCCCGTCTATGATACATGCACGCTATTCAAAATGGACAATAGAGGACTCGCTGTTATACAACAACGTTACGATGAGGCTACAAAACGAACCTGGTGGGGCGATATAGACCCTTGGCTTACTGATGTACTATATTTGCATCCTGGTTTCAAGCGGTATTTCGACGAGCGTTCTGGTACGTGTATGGACGGACTCTATCCGACCGTGACCATACGCCAGATCATGTGGGCATTGAAGATTAAACCGATGCAAAAAGAACGATGGGAAACCGCATTTGATAGACGCGACATTTAATGCTCGCGAATTTTACATTCTCTTTGATGGAAAGGAGGCGTAAGAATGATCTTATTTACAATCTTAGCAATTATGTGCATCATCGCAATGGTTATTGGTGTCATCGTTCTGGCAACAGGAGGTGCAGCATTCATCATTGTCTTTGCTGACGTAATCGTGTGTTTGATTTTCATTGGTTTGATCATCAAATGCCTTTTTGGTCGAAAGAAGAAAAAGTAAAGAGATGGGCCCGCATCAGGGCCTTTTCTCTTTCGCGAAAATAACTCACTCCTTTATGAAAACAAAATTTAAGGAGGAGTTCAAAATGTTGAACGCTTTAGTAGCAATTGTATGTATCTTTGTAGTATTGATTGGTGCAAGCTTGGCAATTATGATCATGGCTTGTGGTCAATGGTATGCTGACAAAACTACAGAAATGACTAAGAATACGAGCAATGGATTTGAAAAGAACAAATGAGTTTTCAAAGGGGAGGTCCCAACAGGGACTTCTCTCTTTTATTTTCGCGAGAAATGCAAGTTGTATTATGAGAGACAGACCACATTGTGGGGGTTAGTTGGTTCGAATCCGACACTGTTTCTTTTTGCTTTCCACTAAACCACGAAGGGTGAGAGAAGAATGAACAAACTATTGAATGCTTCAAAAATGTTTGTCAAGAAAAACGGGTCAACGATTTTAACTTGTGTTGGGAGTGCTGGTGTAGTTGCCACGTCCGTAATGGCGGTAAAGGCAACCCCTAAAGCAATGATGCTTTTAGACGACGCAAGAAAGGAAAAGGGTGACGATCTCACCAAATTTGAAAAGGTTATGGTTGCTGGTCCTGCTTACATTCCAGCAGTAGTCGTCGGTGTATCTACAATCGCTTGCATATTTGGCGCAAACATTCTGAATCAACGTCAGCAAGCGGCTCTTATGAGCGCTTATGCGCTATTGGATAGTTCATATAAAGAGTATAAGAGTAAGGTTGTCGACTTATACGGCGAAGAGGCAGATTCTCGAGTCAGAGAAGAAATCGCAAAAGATAAGTACACAGGTGACGATAAACCGACCGATAATGATAACGTGCTTTTCTACGATGAGTTCTCTGGTCGATATTTCGAGTCAACAACCACCAAGGTTTTAAAGGCTGAATATGAGATCAACAAAAAGATCTCAGGCTGGGGCGGAGCGTATTTGAATGACTTTTACCATGCTCTCGGATTAGACCCAACCGAATATGGCGATCATTTAGGTTGGTCTGCTAGTGGTCTGTATGAAATGTATTGGGAGCAATGGCTCGACTTTAATCACGAGAAATTTATGCTCGATGATGGGCTAGAGGGCTATATCATTACATTTGCACAAGAACCAATTCCTGGTTTTGAAGATTATTAAGTCGCGAAAACTGCAGTGACTGTTATGGAAAGGAGATGAAACTATGAATATTAACTGGTTAAAGGTCGGTAAGATTACTTCAGCAGTATTACCGCTAATTGCTGGTGCCATTGGCGCAGTGGTTAGCACAAAAGAAGCTAAGCAGACTACCGTCGAAACGACAGAGAAATTATTCAAGGAGTATGTCAAAAACAAATAAGAGGGCTTACGGGCCCTTCTTATTTTTATTTGAAAGGAGAAGCTCATGGGCAAAACAAATTTAGCAACCATCACAAAAGACGTTCGTAAGTTCGCATCAAAACGAAGTCCAGAAATTCTGACGGGTATCGGCATTGCTGGCATGATCACCACCACTGTTTTGGCAGTACGGGCAACGCCGAAAGCACTCGAACTGATTGAAGAGAAAAAGAAGGAAGAATGGGTTGACGAACTGTCTCCACTCGAGGTGGTGAAAGTTGCTTGGAAACCTTATATTCCGGCAATGGTGACTTGTATCGTATCGACGACCTGTCTAATTGGCGCAAGTTCAGTCAATACAAAGCGTAACGCAGCTCTTGCGACCGCTTATAAACTTTCCGAGACAGCATTGTCCGAATATCGTGAAAAGGTTGTCGAGACAATCGGCGAAAAGAAAGAACGTATCGTTCGTGACAAGGTCGCAGAAGAACGAGTCAAGAATAATCCGGTGAGTAAGAATGAGGTCATTGTCACTGGTAACGGAAAAACACTTTGCTTTGATCCGATCTCTGGACGATATTTCATGTGTAGCATTGAAACGATCAAGAGAGCTGAGAATGAACTCAATAAGCAGATGCTTCACGATATTTCCGGATACGTATCATTGAACGAGTTCTATGACGAACTTGGACTCGATCACACAAGTGTCGGCGATGATCTGGGATGGAATACAGACCAATTGATCGATATCAACTTTAGCTCTCAGTTGAATGACAATGGAGAACCGAGTGTGGTCTTGGACTACTTAGTCGCGCCCAAGTACGATTACTATAAGTTTTCGTAATTCGCGAAATTTACAATGCGTTTTATGAGGTAAAAACCTAAATTTTTAACTATCTGAAAGGAGAACTATCATGAGTGAGATTAAGAAGAACGAGGTTATCGAAGAGGTTGAGACGGTTGAAGAAACCACGGAAACCAAAGAAGGATTTCTGACCAAGGCAAAGGGTTGGGTCAAGAGAAACGGCAAGAAGATTGCAATCGGTGCAGTCGGCGTTGTCGGTCTCGGACTGGGCTATGCCCTGGGTAAGAATTCTTCGGCGGATTCCGAGGACTCCAACGAGGAGACCGAAGATAACACGGTCGAAGTCGATTATCATGACTACGCCACGGGTGGAGAAGAATGAGATTACCCAAAGGGAGAGTATCTGAAACATGGTACTCTCCTTTTTATTTTTAATGAGGAGGTCATTCATAGTGAACGAAGAATACAAGTCTAATTCTCATAAGTCCAGAGAGGGTCAAACCGAAGCTCTGACTGAGAGAAAAAAAGTGGAAAAAGTCGTCCATGGTAAAGTCCGAACTAAGCCCAAAAGTGGCATTAGTAAAGTTACGGACGTATTCATTTCGGAAGATGCGGCGAACGTGAAGTCCTATATCGTGATGGACGTACTTGTTCCTGCCGTTAAGAAGGCCATCTCTGATATTGTCCGAGATGGTATTGACATGATTCTGTATGGCGAATCGAGAGGCCGCAGGAGCAGCACAAATTCGTCATACGTATCCTACCGTGATTATTCACGTAGGGACGACGATCGGGATCGTTTCAGAGATTCTCGAACCAGAACGGGTTACAACCATGACGATATCGTCCTGGAAACCCGTGGTGAAGCCGAAGAGGTTCTGAGTCGTATGGACGAGCTCATTGACACTTACGGAGTGGTCTCTGTTGCGGATCTGTACGATCTCATCGGTAAGTCCTGTGAGTACACAGACAATAAGTACGGCTGGACGAATATTCGTAATGCCGAACCCATTCGAGTTCGTGATGGCTATATGCTGAAGCTGCCTAAGGCGCTTCCTATCAAATAATAAAGGAGAATTGAAAATGAAAATCAACAAGACTGAAATCATGACTACCCTGACCCGTACGTTCAATAGAACGGGCCTTAAGATCAAGAAGCACAGCCCTGAGATCCTGCTTGCGACAGGTACGATGGGCGTTGTGGCCAGCACGGTTATGGCGTGCAAGGCGACTCTCAAGGTTGAGGGGATCGTCGACGAAGCCAAGGAAAAGATCGATACGATCCATCAGGTCTCTGCCGACCCTGCGATGGCAGAAAAGTATTCTGAAGAGGATAGCAAGAAGGATCTCGCTATCGTTTATACCCAGACTGCGGTTAAGTTCGTCAAGCTTTATGGTCCGTCCGTAACCATCGGTGTTGCATCGCTCGCATGTATGATCGGTTCCAACCGAATCCTCAATAAGCGTAATGCTGCTCTGGCGGCTGCATATGCGGCGGTTGATAAGAGCTTCAAGGAATATCGTGGTCGTGTTGTCGAGCGTTTCGGCAAGCAGATGGATCGTGAGCTTCGCTACAACATCAAGGCTCAGGAGATCGAAGAAACTACTGTCGATGAGAACGGCAAGGAAACCGTCACTAAGAAGACTGTCGAAGTCATGGACCCCAATAACTACAGCCAATATGCGATTGTGTTCGACGATGGCAACGAGGGTTGGGACCCCGATCCGGAGCGCTCTAAGTTCTTCCTTATCCAGCAGCAGAATTGGGCGAATGAGCGCCTTAAGTCCAGAGGCCACCTGTTCCTGAACGAAGTGTATGATATGCTTGGTGCAAGACGCACTAAGGCTGGCGCTCAGGTCGGTTGGGTCTACGATGAAAAGAATTGCGAAGGCGACAATTTTGTCGATTTCGGCATTTTCGACACTAGCAGACCGAAGAATCGTGACTTCGTGAACGGCATCGAGAAGGTCGTCGTGCTTGACTTCAATGTGGACGGTTATATTCTGGACATGATTTGAAGGGGACTTGACGACTATGGTTCGGGCAATCCGATGCAAGATATGTTCGATTATCCATGGCGTTATGTAATTTGAAAGGAGAACTACTAATGACTGGTAGAGAATTGATCATTTATATCATGCAAAACAATCTTGAAGACGAAGTAGTTCTTAAAGATGGCTTTTTCGTTGGGTTCATGGACGAAAATGAAGCTGCTGTCAAACTTGGTGTAGGAGTTGAAACCATCAAGGCCTGGTATTCTTTGAACTGGCTGGATGGTATTCAAGTCGGTGAGAAGTTATATTTTCGCAAAGACGTATCTAACCCATGGAAAAGGAGAGATAACTCATGAACGCCAATTTGAAGCGTATCAGCTACACATTCGTAGCAATGGCTAGTATTTGTTTCGTGACCGGCATTGCGGTTTTGTCTCACACAGAAGGAGATGAAACCGAGTGGACCGACTAGAAGAAGCAATGTCATCCCTTATGCGTCTAACGGGCGATAGGAAGAAACGACACGTCATAGGCGGAGTCCTCCTTAGCGTATCATTGCTATTTGGAGGGCTCGCCCTGACCGTCATGTCAATTAAAAATGAGGAGAAAGACGATGAGACCATCGACTAAAATGTTCATTTTTGCAGCGGGAATCCTGACGGGTTCTCTCTGTACTTGGTATGGTACCAAGAAATATTATGAGAAGATCGCAAACGACGAGATCGAGTCCATGAAAGAATGGCTGGCTCGCAGAGTCGAAGAGCAGGACGAAAAGGCTGAAGAACAGTCCTCTGAGCCTGCCGAAAAACCCACTTCACCCAGCATGAAACCCAATCTTATGGAATACGCCGCTATGGTGAAGGATCTCGGTTATACCGACTATTCTCGTAGGACGGAAGAGCCTGAAAATGAAGCGAAAGAAGATGAGGAGGTGGATGAAATGGACAGACCCTACGTTATTGAGCCCGAAGAGTTCGGCGGATGCGACTATGAAGAAGTAAGTCTTACGCATTATGCCGATGGAGTCCTGACGGATGAGCAGGACAATCCCATTGAGGATGTGGACGGTATGGTTGGAGAGGATTATGCAGAGCATTTCGGTGAATACGAGGATGATTCGGTATTTGTCCGTAATGATCGTCTGCAGACCGATTTCGAGATCCTCGCAGATCAGCGAAATTACTCCGACCTCGACAAGAATAAGTCCTATCCTACGGAGGATGAATGAGCCGAAATGAGGTAAGAAACGCATATTTTCAATGGCTATATAACTGGATGTCGGGTGAACGTTATCATTATGACGTTTCGTTCAAACGGTTGTTAATGCAGCTGCATGACACTGAGTTCACATACACCATTCGAAACGACCAAAATCGAGCTGAAGACGGTGTAAATCTTCGTTATAGATTTGCCAAAAGTAGAGTCGTCGACGAACCTGTAGATTATATCTTAGAGTGTCTGGCCGGACCCTGCAGTGTTCTCGAGATGATGATTGCTTTGGCAAATCGTTGCGAAGAGGATTATATGGATGATCCTGCTTATGGCAATCGTACCGCCCAATGGTTTTGGGGAATGGTAACAAGTCTTGGGCTCGGTAACATGATGGACACCTGGTATGACAAGCGTTATATAGCCGACGTCTTGGACAAATTTCTCCGTCGAAAGTATGCGCCTGACGGTAGTGGCGGATTATTCAGAATTCGTGATTACAAAGGCGATATGCGCAAAATGGAGATCTGGCATCAAATGTGTTATTTCCTAGACACATTCATGTAGTTTTAGCGAAAGGAGAAAGAACGATGTGATCGATTTTATGACGATCTCTACCCGTACCACAAAGAGTGGGGGTGTCGAGATCTATCCTAAATTCATCATAAAGCGTTCAACCGATCTGATGATCCGAGGCGGCGACTTCTATGCCATTTGGTTAGAAGAGCGCGGCATGTGGTCTACAGACGAGCAAGATGCTCTCGATCTCATCGATAAAGAGCTGGATAGATACGTAAAAGAGTATCAAGAGAAATATGGCGGTTCTCCGCGAGCATTGTTCATGCGGGACGCCGATTCCGGTATGGTTGATAAATGGCATAAGTATTGCCAGATTCAGTTACGAGATAACTACCATATGCTCGATGAGCAATTGATATTCTCAAATACCCCGCCCAGAAAGAAAGATTATGCGAGCAAGCGCTTGCCTTATCCTCTTGAAGACGGTGATTGCCCGGCATTCAAAAGACTGATCTCTACTCTCTACACAGAGGAAGAACGGCGTAAAATCGAATGGGCAATCGGATCTATTGTCACTGGTGATTCCAAAACGATCCAGAAGTTCATGGTTCTTTATGGCGCCGCAGGTACGGGTAAATCTACGATTCTGAATATTATCCAACAGTTATTTGAGGGTTACTATTCGGTCTTCGATGCGAAAGCATTGGGATCGTCTAGTAACTCTTTTGCTTTGGAAGCATTCAAGTCGAACCCGCTTGTGGCAATTCAGCACGATGGCGATTTATCGAAGATCGAGGACAACACACGGTTGAACAGTCTTGTCTCCCACGAGGAGATGACGATCAACGAGAAGTTTAAGTCGACATATTCTAATCGATTTAAGTGCTTCCTATTCATGGGAACGAATAAACCGGTTAAGATTACGGACGCGAAGTCTGGTTTGCTTAGACGATTGATTGATGTCACTCCTTCGGGAAACAAGTTAAGTACAAAAGAGTACAAAACTGTCACTCAGCAAATTAGTTTCGAGCTTGGTGCGATTGCGAATTACTGCAAGGAAGTATATTTGAGCGATCCTGGCAGATATGACGATTATGTTCCGACAATGATGATGAGTGCATCCAACGATTTCTATAACTTTATGATCGATTCGTATCATATCTTTGCGAAGGACGATGGAACGACTTTGAAAGCAGCGTGGGAGATGTATCGTACGTACTGTGAGGATGCTAAAGTCCCTTATCCATTCTCTCAGAGACTGTTTAAGGAAGAACTCAAAAACTATTTTCACGACTTCGATACAGAGGTCGATGGCACCATTATTCGAAACATCTACAGCGGTTTCCGTACAGATGTATTCGATACGAGCAAACCGAAACGCAAGGAGATACATAAGCCGAAGCTGATCGAATTTAACTATACCGAGTCTATATTCGATCAAGAGTGTGCGAACTGTCCGGCACAGTACGCTAGCGCAAAGGAAACTCCGACAAAGAAATGGGAGAACGTAACGACAGTCTTGTCTGACATCGATACGACCAAAGTCCATTATGTTAAGGTTCCTGAAAACCACATCGTTATCGATTTTGACATTCCCGATGAAAACGGAAATAAATGCTTCGAAAAGAATGTGGAAGAGGCTAGTAAATGGCCGGCTACGTACGCAGAGTTAAGCAAAAGCGAACAAGGCATTCATTTGCATTATATTTACACGGGAGATCCGTCTAAACTGAGTCGAGTCTATAGCGATCACGTTGAGATCAAAGTTTTCACCGGAAACAGCTCACTTAGACGGAAACTGACTAAGTGCAACAACTTGCCAATAGCGTCAATTAGTTCTGGTCTCCCATTGAAAGGAGAAGACAAAGTGATCAATTTTGAAGGTCTCAAGAACGAGAAAGCTCTTAGGACCACGATCAAGCGAAATCTCAACAAAGAGATTCACGACAGTACGAAGTGCAGTATCGACTTCATCTATAAAGTTCTTGAGGATGCGTATAACAGCGGGATGAAGTATGACGTCTCAGACATGAGAAACTCAGTTTATATTCTTGCTGCTAACAGCACGAATCAGTCCGATTATTGTCTGAAGCTTGTCAATAAGATGCACTTCAAATCGGAAGAACCTTCTTCAAACACTGAAGTCGGTGAAGCACCGATCGCATTTTACGATGTTGAGGTGTTTCCTAATCTGTTCTTGGTAAACTGGAAAGTCCAGGGCAAGGATAAGCCGATTGTTCGGATGGTCAATCCTTCGCCGTCGGACATTGAAGGTTTACTCAAGTATAGACTCATTGGCTTCAACAACCGTCGATACGATAACCATATTATCTATGGTTGTCTGATTGGATATACGAACGAGCAGCTCTTTGAGCTGTCTAAGCGAATTGTCAATTCGAATAAGGGTGAACGAAACAATGGCTTGTTTGGAGAGGCATACAATCTGTCCTATACGGATATTTATGACTTTGCCTCTGCTGCGAACAAGAAGAGTTTGAAGAAATGGGAGATTGAATTGGGTATTCACCATCAAGAACTCGGTTTGCCGTGGGATCAGCCTGTTCCTGAGGAATTGTGGACCAAGGTCGCTGAGTATTGTGACAACGACGTTATTGCGACGGAGGCACTATTCGATCATCTCCAGGCAGACTGGACGGCTCGTCAGATTCTGGCCGATTTGGCTGGCATGACAGTCAATGACACGACAAATACGTTAACCACCAAGATCATTTTTGGCAGTAATCGTAAGCCTCAGAATGAGTTCTGCTATCGCAACATGGCCGAACCAGTTCAGGCGCTGAATTCGGAAGTATATAACTTCTTGCTCGAAGCTTGCCCGGACATGATCAAGAGCAAGTTTGGAACGAAGGGCTCATATAGTGCTCTACCATTCTTCCCTGGGTATAAGTACGAGGCAGGCAAGTCCACTTATCGTGATGAAGAGGTTGGCGAAGGCGGTTATGTCTATGCCGAACCTGGTATTCATACGAATGTAGCTCTGCTCGATATCGCATCGATGCATCCGCACAGTGCAATTGCTGAGTGCTTATTTGGTCCGAGATACACGAGAGCATTCCGTGATATTGTCGAGGGTCGAGTAAGCATCAAGCATGAGGCCTGGGACGTGGTCAACGAGATGCTGGACGGCAAACTCAAACCGTACGTACAAAAGGTCATCAATGGCGAGACGACCTCTGATGATTTGGCGAATGCGCTGAAGACAGCGATCAATTCGGTCTACGGCTTGACTTCTGCGAGCTTCGACAACCCGTTCAGAGATCCTCGTAATAAGGACAATATCGTGGCCAAGCGCGGAGCTTTGTTCATGATCAATCTGAAGCATGAAGTTCAGGAGCGAGGGTTCACCGTTGCCCACATTAAGACAGACTCGATCAAGATTCCGAATGCAACTCCGGAGATCATTCAGTTTGCGATGGACTATGCGAAGAGCTATGGCTATACGTTCGAGCATGAGGCTACGTACGAAAAAATGTGCCTGGTGAACGACGCTGTCTATATCGCCAAGTATGCCAGCACTGAGTGGGCCGAGAATGCTTATGGATATTTGCCGACTAAGCAGAAAAAGAAGGCCGGTAAATGGGACGCTACGGGCAAGCAGTTTGCGGTTCCGTACGTATTCAAGACTTTATTCTCCAAGGAGAGCATCGAGTTCGAGGATATGTGTGAAACCATGTCAGTCGCCACGTCTTTATATTTGGACGCAAACGAGGGTCTTCCCGAGGATGAGCACGATTATCGATTTGTCGGTAAGGTCGGTTCGTTCTGTCCGATTCAGCCTGGTCATGGTGGAGCAGAGCTTCTTCGTGAAGGTAAGGATAAGGAAGGCAATGTCAAATATTCGGCAGCAACTGGTTCCAAGGGTTACAGATGGCTTGAAGCCGAGATGGTCAAGACTCTTGGAAAAGAGAAAGATATTGATCGTTCGTATTACAACAAGTTGGTTGACGATGCGGTCGCTACTATTTCTCAGTACGGCGACTTTGAGCAATTCGTGTCTGACGATCCTGTTCCTGACGTGGCTCCGTGGTTTAGCAGCGAGAATCTGGACGAACTTCCGTGGCGAATGGCTTGCGGAAAAGACACCTGTCTTGGGTGTCCTAACCTGACTCGTGATGGGTGCAAAGAAGGTCATGACAACTCTGACTTTCTGGCACAAATCGACGATGGTGACTTATTCATGAAACGTTAAAATTATATTTAAAGGAGATTGAAAACTATGAGAATTTGTTATGCACCGAGAGATATCCTTCAGATCGATGACGCACGTATCATCTATCGTAACTTCGCCGGCAGAGGCGATAAGTACAATCGAGAAGGCGACCGCAACTTTGCGGTTGTCATCCCGGATGAAGAGATGGCGAACGAACTGACCAACCTTGGATGGAACGTCAAGATCAAGCCGCCTCGTGAGGATGGTGATACGCCGTTCATGTTCCTGCCTGTCAAGGTGAAGTTCAATGACCGGGGTCCGAACGTCTACCTTAAGACGGGTGATGTTCAGAACAAGCTCGACGAAGAAAGCGTCAGTCTTCTGGATAACATCGATATTATCGGTGTTGACCTGGATATTCGTCCTTACGACTGGGACGTTAACGGTAAAGAGGGTCGCACCGCATACCTGCAGTCTATTCGTGTCATTCAGGACGTGGATCGCTTCGCTGGCGATGATGGAAACTTTCCGAGGGAATAATAGTCGAACTTTGATTCGCGACTAAAACATGCCCTTTTATGAGAGGAAGAGATGATGTTAACACGTTGTCTCTTCCTCTTATATTTTGGGCTACAAACTATTTTCAATTTAACAAGGAGGGTAGCAGATGGTTCAGTTATATTCTGACATCAAAGGCAATGGACCTCCGACCAAGAGCACTCCTGGTGCGGTCGGTCAGATCTATGTGGATCGTGAAACGGGTCTGCGCTACGAGTGCACCGAAGCGAACGTGCAAAAGGGTTATAAAATCAACAAAGCATTTTATACCTGGGAAGAGAGAGGGCTCGATCCTGATTTCATCGCCACTGATGCTGAGGTTGCAAAAGCGGTCGATGATCTTCGCAAAGAGATTGGAACCGGTGGCGGAAGTGGTGGAGGCGGTATCACCGTCGAGACGGACCCCACTGTGCCAGACTGGGCAAAAACACCGGAGAAGCCCAGATATACCGCAGACGAGGTATATTTCGATTCTGATCTGATCCTCACTGAGCAGTTCGGAAAATACAAACCCGTCAATGGCAAGGTGAGAGTTCCGGCCGAAAACAAGAGCGTCAAATCCGTGGTTCTGGATGCTTATTCCGAGGACAAGAACCCGACGATTACTCAGCCCAGCGTTGGGGTGTCCAGCGGAACGGCGAAGGCTTATGAGGTTGGCACGAAAGTTACTCCCGCATACGCCGGCTCGTTCAATTCGGGTAAGTATGAGTACGGCCCTGAGACCGGCGTAACTCCGACAGCTTGGGAAGCCACCAATACTGTTACGAGTGAAAAGAAAACCACTCAGAATGGATCTTTCGCCGAGTATACGGTTCCCGATGGCGCCAATTACAAAATCACGTTGAAGTGCACATATTCTAACGGCGCTATTCCCAAGACTGCCCTTGAAGCGGAGTATCCTGCCGGTCAGATCAAAGCTGCCACTAAAACGGTCACAAGTGGAGCTATTACCGGTTATCGTAACAGCTTCTACGGTACTCTGACAGATAAGAACGCCGAACTCACCAGTGATTTAATCCGCGGACTCGCCCAAAAGTCCGGTAAGGCACTGGCTAAGGGTAACACGGTCACTGTCAATGTTCCTGTTGGCGCTATGGCTGTTGTATTTGCATATCCTGCAAGTCTTGGTGAATTGTCCAGCATCAAGGATGTGAACGGCATGAACGCTGAGATCCTTTCTGCCTTTACTGCTCAGACAATTGCTGTCAATGGCGCAAATGGATATTCTGCCGTCAACTATCGCGTATATGTCCAGTTGTTCGCAAGTCCCAATGATAAGGCGAACACCTACACAGTTAAGATTTAAGGAGGGAAGTAATTATGGCATTACCTGAAGTACCGAAACTAAATTTCGGTGTATCGTTCGCCATGACTGGCGCTTTCCCTGCCGAAGCCAATTCTTTCTTCAAGACCTATGCCGAAGCGGTAGCAGCAGCAAAAACCGCAGAAGCTCCTGGCTCCACCAACACGGTGTATTACTACACCCAAATCGTTCACGTCACAGAGGGCGATGAGCGGGGTCTGTACGAGATCCAGACTGACGGTTCGCTGAAAAAGCTGGGTAGCGGCGAAGGCGGCGGTGGCGGTACTGATATTCCTGAGGGTGGAACCGGCATTTGGGCCGAGATCATCGATTAAATGAAAGTGAGGTGACTCGAATGAAAACCTTACGATTCATTGTTGAAAACCAGATCATCAAGAAAGATCCCACTTGTGACTTCTCCGATTTGGTTCCCGGCACCAAAGGATATTTGATTGCTGAATTCTCTTTCTCGAAAGAATGGGAAGGTATGGCTAAGGTCGTGGGATTCTATTCTCCTCTTGGCCGAGAATATCCTCCCAGAGCGCTGGCTGACGGAAAGACTTGTGTTATTCCGTTCGAAGCCCTCGAGAAGAGAATCTTCAAAGTCCAGGTGATTGGTCAGAGCCCCGATCTCAAGCAGAAGCTCAAAACCAATAAAGTGGTGGTACACCAGAATGGAGGGAAGGCATGAGTAAAGCAGACGAATTGCTGAATAGCTTATCTGACGAAGATATTTCCCTCCAGTTAGTTAATCCCGAGACCGAACCGCATATTGTGATCGGTGAAGATCGCATCGTCTCGGTGCCCAAAGAGCTCCAGCGAATTGCGGTTCAGTATGACCACGATGTCGAGACCGTAACGTTCGATTGTCCTCGCTATTGGGATGGTCTGGACATGTCCAAAATGAGCATCTACATCAATTACATGCGTAAGGATCGGTACGTTGCTTGCTACAAAGCTACTGACATTACCGTAGATGCTGCCGACTCAAACGTTATGCATTTCAATTGGACTGTCTCTCGTAACGTCTCCGAGGTCAAGGGCGAATTGAAATTCCTTGTCTGTATTAAAAAGGGCGATAAGGATGGTAATGAGGTCAACCATTGGAACTCCGAACTCAATACCGAAATGTATATTTCTGAGGGTTTGGAGGTCGAGCCGAGTATCTTCGATCCGTATCCTGACATCATTGGTCAGTGGGAAGATGAGGTCAATGCAGTTAAGCAGATCCTTCTCGATGCTCGTGACTCTGGAGAACTCGATGGCGCTACGTTCACGCCTAGCGTGGATGATGCAGGCAATCTGTCCTGGACGAATGATAAGGGCAGAGTAAACCCCCCGACCAAAAACATCAAGGGATATTCTCCTCGCATCATTGTCAAAGAGATCGCAGGCGGTAAACAGTTCGTTATCACGGATTACAGCGGCAGTCAGACTGTTGATATTCTCAATGGTAAGGACGGCAAAGACGGTACAAACGGAACCAACGGCACTGATGGCGAGAATGGATATTCTCCTCGTATTATCGTCAGAGAGGTAACTGGAGGTCACCAACTCGTAATCACCGATTACACCGGCAGTCAAACCGTCGATGTCATGGACGGCGCCGATGGCCAGGATGGAGCTGCAGGTACGAATGGTACGGACGGCGTCTCCCCAACTGTCACTGTCGCCAATGTCACCGGCGGTCATCGTGTCACAATTACGGATAAGGACGGCGCCAAGACGTTCGATGTTAAAGACGGCACTAACACCTCTGAGACGGGTTCGGATGGAGTCTCACCCACAGTATCTGTTGTGGAAATCACTGGGGGTCATCGTGTTACGATTACGGACGTTGACGGCGCTAAGGCATTCGATGTCATGGACGGTGAAACTGGCGCTACCGGTGCCACTGGCAAGAATGGATATTCTCCGAAGATACTCGTACGAGAGGTGGACGGGGGGCATCAGCTCGTTATCACGGATTACAGCGGTAGTCAAACCGTGGACGTTATGAACGGTGCTGATGGAGCCGCTGGCGCTGCGGGTAAGGACGGTACCAATGGCGCAAATGGTCAGGACGGCGAAGATGGATATTCTCCGACTGTCGCCACTGAGGCTGTAACTGGTGGCACAAAAGTCACCATTACTGATAAGACTGGCACTAAGGTGTTCACTGTTCTGAACGGCACCAACGGTACCGATGGCGTATCCCCGACCGTTGCAGTTACTGATATTTCCGGAGGTCACCGCGTCACAATTACGGATAAGGACGGAGCTAAATCGTTTGATGTAATGGATGGTGCTGGTGGGTCTACTGACAGCGCACCTGTATATATCGGCGAAACTGAACCGACATCCGGACCTGTTCTTTGGTTCGATACTTCCCAGAGGAGTACCGGATAAAGATATTTACACCACTTGGTGGGAGGTGAGTCCACCGACGAAACACTAGCGATTTTCAAGCAAAGACCAGCAATACCCAACTCTAAAAACAAAATTTAAAAAATGAAGGAGATTTATTACTATGCCTAACACTGCTAAGAACGCTATCCTGAAAGCAAAGATCGAAGGCGTCATCTATGAAATTATGGTGAAGACCGGCGCGGAGAACGTCTACGTCGATAACACCACCACCCTTTCCGCGAAGCTTTCCGAGATCATCGCTGACCTCGCTCTCAAGGCTACCAAGCAGGAACTCACCGACGGCCTTGCCCTTAAGGCCGAGAAGGCTCATACCCATGCTCAGGCTGACGTGACCGGCCTGGCCAATGCTCTGTCTGCTCGCCCCACCACTGAGGCGATGAACACCGCCATCAGCACTGCCATCAGCAATCTGATCGATGGTGCTCCCGAGACCTACGACACGCTGAAGGAAATCGCTGCGTACATCGCTTCCGATAAGACTGCGATGGAGGCTCTGAATGCTGCTATCGGCAACAAGGCCGACAAGACCGCTTTCGAGGCTGTCAAAGCGACTGTGGACGCTCTGGGTGCTCTGGCTTCCAAGGACAAGGTTGCTGAAACCGACCTGTCTGCGGAACTGAAGGAGAAGGTCAATGCGGCCGCAGAGGGCAACCACAGCCACGCCAACAAGGCTCTGCTCGATACCTATGATCAGACCAATGCCAACATCAAGGCGGCCATCGCGGCGAAGCACACCCATACCAACAAGGCTACGCTCGACAAGATCTCTGAGGACAACCTCACTGCGTGGTCCGGCAAGTCCAAGATCTACTACTCCGCCACTGAGCCTGCTGCTCTGGCCGAGGGTGATCTTTGGTTTCACCTTCAGTAATTGAAGAAAAACATAAAGGGTCCTCATTCGTGGGAGCCCTTTTTATTTTATCAAAAGGAGGTTTAAATGATGGCTATTATCGAAAAGACCGGCCTTATGAAATACAAGGACAAGGCCGGCAATATCTACCTCATGTATCCGATCACTAAAACAGACAACGTCGATGGTCTGGAAGATTGGGACAGCGCGGTACTGTTGAAAAGTGATTCGACCCACTGGGCGCAGAGTACTCTTCCGGCTGATGTAGGCTGGTCCTCAGTCTGTTACGGCAACGGCAAGTTTGTGGCTGTGGCTAGTAGTAGTGATATCGCCGCTTACTCTACGGATGGTATTAACTGGACTAAGAGTACGTTACCAGTGTCGGATAACTGGGTTCGTGTCTGTTATGGCAACGGTAAGTTTGTGGCTATACCCCTTTTCAATACCAATAAAGTCGCTTACTCTACGGATGGTGTTAACTGGACTCAGGCCACATTACCGGTGCAGAAGAACTGGTTTGCATTATGTTACGGCAACGGCAAGTTTGTGGCTATGGCTAGTAGTGATATCGCCGCTTACTCTACGGATGGCATCAATTGGTCTCAGACTACTGTTCCTACTCTTCCGGATAATGCAGCTTGGAATTCAGTCTGTTACGGCAACGGCAAGTTTGTGGCTGTGGCTGGAGGTACGGCTGGTACTAATATTGCAGCTTACTCTACGGATGGTATTAACTGGACTAAGAGTACGTTACCAGTGTCGACAGCCTGGAATTCAGTCTGTTATGGCGGAGGTAAGTTCGTAACCATAAATAATAATGGGGGTAATATCGCTGCTTACTCTACGGATGGTATTAACTGGACTAAGAGTACGTTACCAGTGTCGAAAACCTGGTATTCGGTCTGGTATGGTAATGGCGAGTTCGTAGCCGTGGGCAATAGTGACATCATCGTTTACTCTACAGATGGCGTCAACTGGACTCAGAGTACTCTTCCGGCTGATGCAAGTTGGACTACAATCTGTTATGGTAATGGCAAGTTTGTAACTGTGGCTAGTAGTAGTAATATCGCAGCGTATTCCGCCGTTTTCGTAGCCGATCCTGCCGGAACTGATGTCACTGGCAATCTCAAAACGGCTCTCGGTGCGGCCACCATGCCTGAGGTTAACGCTGCTATCCAATCCGCTATCCAGAATACGTGGGAGGCGAGCTACTGATGAGTATTCAAGAGACTAATCTGAAGGCTATCGCCGATGCGATCCGCGCTAAGACCGGCTTGACCGGCACTACCAAAGCTTCCGAGTTCGCCAGTAAAATTGCCGCTATTTCCACCGGTGTGGCTAAACCGAAATGGACTCAGAGTACGTTACCGAAATCTATGGGTTGGTCATCTGTCTGTTATGGTAATGATAAGTTCGTAGCAGTATCTCGTACTAAATACGCCGCTTATTCCACCGATGGAATCAATTGGTCTCAAGCTGAAATGCCTGCTAGTAAGGACTGGATCTCAGTCTGTTACGGCAACGGTAAGTTTGTAGCTGTAACTCTGTTTGACTCTGCCGCCGCTTATTCCACCGATGGAATCAACTGGACTCAAACCACATTACCGGGGTCTAGAAAATGGGTGTCTGTTCGCTATGGCAATGGTAAGTTTGTAGCTATGGTTGGCGACTCAAATCTTCCTGCTTATTCCGTCGATGGCATTACCTGGAGTAGCGCAAGAATCCCATGTGATTGGGGTGGAGAGACCTGTTACGGTAATGGTAAATTTGTAACTGTGTGCCTCAACACTAACAACGCCGCTTATTCCACCGATGGAATCAATTGGACTCAAACCACATTACCAGCTAAGGCCGCTTGGAATAATGTCTGTTTTGGTAACGGTAAATTTGTAGCTGTAACTTATTCCGATATCGCCGCTTATTCCACCGATGGAATCAATTGGACTCAAACCACATTACCAGTTAATACGAATTGGTCCGATCTTTGTTATGGTAACGGTAAATTCGTAGTGTCATGTCCTAGTTCACTTGATACCGATCTTGCTATGTATTCCACCGATGGAATCAATTGGACTCAGAATGCATTACCGGTTATTGCACGATGGGCGGCGCTCTGTTATGGTGACGGTAAATTTGTAATTTTGGATTCTTTAAATGGGATCGCTGCTTACCTCAAAGACAGTTTCGACGAATGGGCTTAATGTTTAAAAGGAGGATATGTTATGTCTGATATTGCTTTCAACCCTGTGATGTCTACCAATGAAATCTTCAGAGCAAACAATCGGTCTCAGTTCCTCACTAACGATCTTGACGCAATCGAAGAAGATATTCAGGCCCTCGAAACGGGAAAAGCGGACGCCAACCATACTCACACTGGGTATGCGGCGGCGAATCATACCCATTCGGACTACGCTGCAAAGAATCACACTCATACGGGCTATGCGCCTACCAGTCACAACCACAACTCGGCGTATATCGCCAAAGCTCTTCAGATGGTGGCTGATGACGGTGATGCGGAGTATACGTATAACAAAGCTGACAATCCTGACCTCCTTGCTAAAATCGCTGCAATGTCTATCGGAATGCATACCGCATATTCTCAGTCCGGGGTCACCAACAACCCCAAAACGATTGAGGCTTGGCGTATGTTGATCCATAAGACCACTGCGACGAGCATCTGGGTTCTGGCCTTCGGTAGCTCTGGAAGTGTTTTCAGTAATTTCAAAGACAGCAACGGTTGGAAGGGTTGGAAAGCAATTTACAATGTAGGTTCTCCTGTTCTCTGGAGCGGTAAGCTCTATCCCAATGCAAATCATACCATTACGCCCAGCAAGAAACTCTCTGAGTGCAGAAACGGTTGGATGCTTCTGTGGTGCGACTATGATCCGGACACATCCACCGTCAACGACGCAGACTTCGCCACGACCATGATTCCGAAATGTCGGTATGACGGTGATGCATGGAATGGCAAGAACTTCCTGTGTGATGTTCCTCGGTTCTATGGCAGCACCACTGACACATCTCTCGAAAAGCGAATCACTAAGACTCTCGCAATCTACGACAATAAGATTGTGGGTAATGCAATTAACAGTCAGGGTGACCGCAATGACGTGGTCCTTAGGGCGGTCTATGAGTTCTAAATGAGGTGACACAATGAATTACGTATCTGGAGCAACTGCTGAAGAGAAGCGGTTGGTTAAAGCGATTCAGACGGCTGTTGGAGCACAAGCTGACAACAGTATCGGCCCGGTTACTCTGGTGGACATCGCGGTTAAGGTTGGGGCTAAATGTTTCCCCTTAGCGGTCAATCTCTACGAGCAGCCGAGTATTATCTGTGATGATATTCTGGTGTTCAACCCGAAAGCCGGATGCAGCAGCTATGCGAATAGCATTTCCGGTTCGTTCAGCTACCAGAAGAATCCGTGCTCTATTCTTGTCAATGGCGGTAAAGTCGTATATGGCAACTCCTGCCATTACTGGCTTAAGAAACCGGAGAGCGTTCTGTACGGTCTGAAGACTGGTAAGCATGGCTTGAAGCGCTGCATCAGCGCAAGCGAGCTTCCTTCCGGAGTTGAATGGGCAGTTGGCGGTCTGGGCCTCCTGGGCAGTTACAATCCGACTGCCGAAGGCTTCACCGGAGCCTATAGCGATGTTTTAAGGCGCACTAATCACACGATGATTGGCGTCAAGAATGGCAAGATCTATCTTTGCTATTGTAAGAATATGACTGCTCAGCAGGTCAACGCGCATGCCAAGAAACTCAACCTCGAGCATGCTGTCATGCTGGATGGTGGGCATGTGGCTGCAATTAACAGCGCCAGCACCAAGATCAATGCTGCTCAGGTGCAGTATTACGCCATTCAGGCAAAGTGACAATTGAAGATGTAGCTACGTTTTCAAAGAGTGGGGTCTGGCTTCGGCTGGGCCCCATTCCCTTTTCATTAAACATGCACTCTTCGTTTTGCATGATGCCATCGCTACGCTCTCCCATGTTCGCGAAAATTGCACATTCTTATATGAGAGAGGAAGTAGAAGATCTCGAGTAATCGAGACAATCCGGCCATACGGTTGGACGCTTCGTCTCTTCAATTTTACCCCTGGGAGGGAACAACATGGAAAAGAGTATCAGAATGTATGACGGAAAAGTATTTGGGTTTGAGGTATCAGATCACGCTAAGGAAAGAGGATATTTGGATTATAGAACTCTGGCTCAAATGGTAGAGGATTATATTCTGAACAATACTATTCGCGAAGCAACTTTAGGAGATTGGGAAATCGTCGCTGGAGACTTCGACAAGATGGTTATGCAAGACTTCATTATTTCTCGATATGGTTACGAGATTCTGAAGGAGTATACAGACGAGCTAGTCTTTTATAATGACAATCTTGGAGTTTATATTTGGGCAGTATGCCACTGGGGAACCGCATGGAATTACGAATTGACAAACATTAAATTGGAGGTGATGTAACATGGCACGACGACTAATAGTCAATAATAGATGCCCACTATGCGGTGAACCGGTGGAAATGGTAAGGGATGCGGTGTTAAAGCAGAACCCTCACGAAGGAAACGCAGAGCTAGTCATAACCAAAAGAGGATTAAAGCAATATCTGCATTCCTCTTGCTGGTATGAAATGATCAAAGAAAAGCGCCCGTATGATGGGCGTATGTATGTCTAAACCCCACCCCTGCGCATAACAAAAAAGAGGAGTCTGTCGTAATGATAGACTCTTCGATTTAATGTCATCACTACGTTCAAACATGAAAGGATAAAAATATGAAATTTCACATTGAATCTACCATGTGGGGTGCCGAAGAAGAGGATCTGATCGAACATTATCCATTGTTAAAAGAGTTCGGATACAAGGACGGGCACATCACAATTAATAGTCTCGAAGCATTCATGGATCTCGTAAATAAAACAAACATCAACGGCGGCGTCATTCTAACCTCTGAACGTGAGGTATACGATCCGAAATCAAAGAAATGGGTTGGAACGGGTGTGCACAATATCGAGATCTACGATGGATACAGAGAGTAAAGGAGAAAAATATGATCTATTTGACTCATCATGACGACGGAAAAGAAAAGGCTCAATCGCATGAGATTTCTATTTCCGAAAGCGATTTCTACAATTCCGAATACGAAATATTCTCGCATAACCCCTTCGACATAACCGGTTACGGCTCTACCAAAGAAGAAGCTGTGGAGGACTTCAAAAGAAAATTTGAGTATGTCCTGGCTGAATGGAATGCATTTGGAAAGATAATTTTCTGTCCAGCTATACAGCTCAATATCACTGAAGTTGATTGCTTCGGGAAACCAATTCCTTCCGGTCCTGTTCTTCCGGAAAATGCTAAGCCTGGTGACATATTCATTCAAACGATTTGAAAGGAGAAAAGTATGAAATACCCAGAATTCGATTGGATTCCGTTCGATAAAAATAATCCCCCATTGGATATCAACCCCGACGGGACATATTTGGTTATAGTTCGAGAAGATGACTACAATGACGGAAAAACCTGGCACTACGCGGTGGATTTAGCAACGCCATACGGTTCTTACATTGATGACTTTTGGGATACGCAAAACGATTGGTGTGAAGGACAAAGGGTGGAAGTAATGGCTTATGTCGAGCTTGTATACGAATATTTTACGGAAACGAGTGAAACAAAATGTCCGGAATAAGCCTATACGACTACCAACTCGATGCTGTCAGGCGGATGAAGAACGGCTGCATATTATGTGGTGGCGTAGGATCGGGGAAGTCAAGAACTTCTCTCGCATATTATTACCAGGAGCAAGGAGGCCGGCTTGGTACGGGTAAGTACGTCGATATGCAGAATCCTCGAGATCTTTATATTATCACGACGGCACGTAAACGGGATACGAAAGAATGGGAAGGAGAACTTGTCCCGTTCCTTCTAAGTACGAATCCGGACGTAGCGTACTACAAAAACAAGGTCGTAGTAGACTCATGGAATAATATCGGTAAATATAAGGACGTCTACGGAGCGTTCTTTATATTTGATGAACAGCGTGTCGTTGGTTCGGGCGCTTGGGTTAAAGCATTCCTCAATATTGCGAGAAAAAACAAATGGATCTTACTCTCAGCAACCCCAGGAGACACTTGGTCTGATTATATTCCGGTCTTTGTGGCGAATGGGTTCTATAAAAATAAAACCGAATTCACAAGGGAGCATATTGTTTATTCCCGCTTTACCAAATATCCGAAGGTTGACCATTTCATCAACACAGGAAAGCTTATTCGCCATCGCAATGATATTTTGGTAACTATGGACTTCAATCGGCCTACCGTATCACACCATGAAGATGTCTTCTGTAGCTATGACATAAGCAAATACAAAGAGACCAGTAAGACGAGATGGGACCCGTTTAAGAACGAACCTATCATAAACGCCGCTGGCCTTTGCTATGTTTGGCGAAAAATTGTCAATATGGATGAGTCAAGACAAGTCGCTCTTCTCGAATTATTTGAGAAACATCCTAAGATGATAGTCTTCTATAATTTTAATTATGAGCTTGATATTTTGAGAGAGGTGTTTGGAAACCTTGAATGCAAAATGGGTGAGTGGAATGGAACTCTGCACCAGCCGGTCCCTACGGGAAACTCTTGGGTTTACCTCGTCCAATACACAGCAGGTGCTGAAGGGTGGAACTGTATTACAACCGATACGATTGTCTTCTACTCGCAAAACTATTCATATAAAGTCATGCAGCAAGCAGCAGGACGAATCGACAGACTAAATACCAAGTTCATCGATTTATATTACTACCATTTGAAAAGTAGGAGTGGAATCGATTTGGCAATCAGTCGAGCATTAAGTCAAAAACGCAACTTCAATGAAGGTAAATATGCCGGCGATAGATTTAGTTAGGAGGTGATGCTCAAATGTACCCGAACGAGGTTAACCCCAGTATGTAGCAAGGCCCCTTAAATGGGGCTTCGCGAAAAACACAAATTATGTTATGGAAGGAAGACCCGAGTTGTGGTCTTTCTTTTTAATTTTGGTCGAAATGCCATCACTACGTTCTCGCATGAAAGGAGAAAGAACATGGAAACTATCAATGGAGCAACCTATTACCCGCCTGTTGACCATGATGCATATGATGAGCATGAGCTCGATATGTATTTTATCGGCGACAACTACGGAATTAATTACGGGGAGGAGTAAACAAATGTTCTACATCGTATCTATCATTTTGCTGATTGTCGGCATGTTAACCAGAGAGAACACTATTATTCTTTCGGCAGGTCTCTTTGGTATCGCTGGCGCAATCGAATTCTGGGGCGTCAAAAACGACAAAGGAGAAGAAAAATGAAGCGTGAATTCATTCTGGCTGAGAAAAATGGAGAAGTCCTGATCGACAACAGTTTCGAGACCGTTAAGGGCAAGTATCAGATTGTCATCCGCAGACATCGCAGTGACATTTACCTCTTCAAATATCGAGACGGTAAACTTCTGGAATGCCAGAATCTCAGTTGCACTAAGGCAAAGGAGGTTAAAGAGAATGAACACAACGGGTGAGATCGTCGTTAGAGGCGAAAGACGTTTGTGTAAAGTCAATTTGGGGTCATCGTATGATGAACTCGGATTCTTTCACGGTTGGGAAAATTATTCTCGGCCATTTGCATCAAGTCCAATTCCGGGTGGTCCTCCGGCAGGTGAGGTTAGCGGAGTATGGGGAGTTGTCGAATTTGCTGACGGCGTCAGAATGATTCCTCCCTGGAAAATCAAATTCTGCGACGAAATCAATGCATATCTCGTTGAGATGAATAAACATAATAAGGAGGCTGAAGAGAATGGATGACGCTTACAAGGAAGTGTATTTCAACTCGTATTGCCAAACCTGTGTACATTTTGACAAGGCCGGCGATGAAGAGCCTTGCAATGAATGCCTTGGCGAACCGGCGAATTTATATTCCCATAAACCGACTAAGTATGTGGAGAAGGAGAAGAAAAATGGATAACTCTAACTATTACGATTTTATGCGAATCGGTGATTTAAAAACTATGATTCGCGATCTTCCGGACGAAATGGTGATTGTCATTCCAGTTATTGACAAAGACGATGTCAACCAAATTTCTGGTTTTCGAAAGGTGCGAACCGCCGGAATTCTCGGATGTCAATGGGAGAGCGAGCAAAAAGTTCTTTGCTTCAATAGTGCGGTCGACGGCCAAGATATCGCTGATCAAATTCATTTCAGCGGTAAAGATGTCGATGTGTTGAACGTCCTTTATGGTAAGTCTAGGTATGACGAGGAGAAGGAGAAGAAATAATGATCGGAAATGATACGCTTCTTGTCAGTGTCGATTTCAGCGGTGAAGATACCGGTGTACTCGTTGTTGGAAGAAAAGAGAAAAACCAGACAATTAAGATCGTCAATGCGTTTGCCGGAGCCGACGCTCACGCGTTGTACGAACGCCTTGTAACCGTTCAGAAAAAGGAGAAGAAAAATGGCAATTAAGCTCGAGGTTCAGCCCTATTGCGAGAACTGTACGATCTTTGAGGCAGACGTGGAAAGACCCATAAAGCTCTATGGAAACGACATGCCATTGCACCAAACAGCCACTGTTGTCCGGTGTTCCAGACGCAATACTTGCGCCGGGCTCATGAGATATTTGGAGAAGGAGCTGCAGAAAGGAGAAACCAATGCGACCGAATGATTGGGAATGGAGACGTGAGCAGGAAGAGGCCTGTCGTTTATTTGACTTTGAGGGCCGTAGAGTCGATGCGGAGATGGCCTTGAAGACGTATATCGACACCGACATAGCGAATACATACCTTTTGAAACAGAAGATGGACGAAATTAAGGAGGATATAAAAATGAACGTCGCTCAGGACACGAAGAACGAACAGGCCAAAAACAATGCGCGTCGTGAGATCATGAACAAACTTAAGGTCGGCGATAAGATCTGCACGAGCTCCAACATGACCACTCCGATGGCGATCTTTGCATTTGACTATGCACACCTTCGGATCGGATTGACGAATCGTATTTCTTTCGAAGGATACGAAAAGGTCAGACGGTTTTGGATCGACCCGCTCACGATCACTGGTCCGGATGTCCGCAGCAAAGTGTCTTATGCCAACTATTACCGTGGCGGATTCACTCAGCGATATGTCCCCACTCCCAAGAAGATCATCGTCAATGAAGATTCCAAAGTCACGGTCGTTATGTGGGATGACGGAACGAAGACTATCGTCAAGTGCTCTGAAGCGGATCAGTATGACTCCTATGCAGCCTACTGCGCGGCATTCGCTAAGAAGTGCTATGGCACGAACAGTCAGTTGAAGAAGACCATCGAGAACCTCACTGTGGTTCAGGAGTCTAAAAAGAAAAACAAGACCGATGCGCCTCTGCTTCCGTCAATGGAAGAGGCGGCTAAAAGCTTCTGCGATACTGCGAAAAAATACTTCGGAACGGATTAAGGAGGTCTGAATCATGTTGGCTACATTGACAGTCATCTTTGTTATCGGAATCCTATTCATGCTATTCCTTCTTATTGGAGGAGTGTTCTACACTCGCAAGGGATGGAACAAGAAGTTCTTTCATGACGTCATGGGTTGGCACGAACCCACCAAGAACATCACCTTTAATGGCGTCTCTTGTTGCAGTCGTTGTAAGTATTGCAAAAAGAAGATCATGCAGGACAGCCAGGGTAACTGGTTTTAGGTGGCCCGTCATGACTATTGAAGAACGGAATAAACTCGTAGAAGAAAACCTAGGCCTGGTGGGGCATATCTGTAAAACGGTATACCCCTCCTGCATGGGCCCGAATTTCGACGATTTCTTCCAGATTGGCTGCTTGGGATTGATCACTGCGGCCGATCGGTTCGACCCCGATAAAGATGTTCAATTTTCTACATTCGCATACAAATATATTGCCGGTACAATTGCTCGCGCGATTAAAAGAGATTACGCCCCAAACAATGACGTTATCTCGATTGATTCGACAGTTCCGGGTACAGATGATCTCGTTGTGGCTGATATTGTGGCTGACGAGGTAGACGAATATGACTCGATATTTGTCGAAGAAGCTCGTTTTTTGGAGACTCTGAATGACAAAGAGCGTTATATTTGGAACCGAAGAAAAGAGGGCGCTACGTTCGCTCAGATTGGGGAAGAACTTGGCATGACCCATCAAGGTGTACAACACCATTTGAACAAAATTCGAGGACTGTGGAAACAGTTCTCACGAGTGAAAGGATAGGAAGAACAATGATTAAGTTTTTACTGCTTGCGGTTTGTGTTGCCATCACAGTGTGGTTCTCATTGATCTATATTGGCAGGCTTATTCGCGGCTTTGAAATTCCCAATGCGTTAATGCTCGCACTCGGTGCAGCAGTTGGCGGTTGTGTATTCTGTATTTTTGGGCCGCTATAAAAGGAGAAAAACATGCTTAAAGAAATGCTAGAACGGATAGTTGCGAGGGGCTACGAGCTTAAGTTCACTCGCGATGTCGCTGGTAATCCGTTGGGTTTTCAAGTAGAGTTGTTTGATCCGGAGACCACTTGTCATAGTGTGTTCATTTTTGATCCGGTCAGGCAAGAAATGGCTGGACTCACCGACAACGAA